GGTGGAGTACTTCAGCGGCCCGACGGACGAACAGCTTGTGGCGCTTGACTGGTTGGCGCAGGCTGTTGCATCGCACGATGGCCCTGGCGTTGTAGCCTGGCACTGCACGCACGGATGCGACCGAACTGGACTGTTCGCGAGCATGGTTGTGATGTACCGCTACGGGTTGACGTTCGAGCAGGCTCACGGGTACCTGCTTGCGTCTGCCGGCGGATGCTGGAACAGGCTTCCAGGTCTATACAGAGCTCGGCTACGCTGGTACGAGACGATTTACTCAATGAACAAGAAACACAACAACTGACCGAAGCGCCGGCCTGTGGCCGAGGAGATTTGACAACATGAGCAGTGACAAGCACGCGACGCCATCGCCGACAAACGAAGGGGTAGAGCTTGCCATTGCTCGCCATGAGCGAGACTGCCCATTCGCAGCCCGCTTGCAGACATTGGAGGAGACAGTGACATCGATGAGGCTACAACAGGCAGAGGTTGTAGGGGCGGCGAAATCCCAGGCTAGGAATGTGACGATCATCGTGATGATCGCCGCTGTCTTTGGCCTTGGGCTGCAAGTGCTTGGCTATATCGACAGGCATTCGCAGCGGCAGCAAACAGCACTGCTATCGCAACCAACACCATGAAAGGCACGATGGGGAAGAGGCGAAAGAAGATCGACGAGCAAGGACATGAACCGGTGCAATCCAGAGCGCTTCCATTTTTTGAGTGCAAGAAGTGCTTCGACGTACGCCTGAAGACTCACGACTGGCGGCGTCCGTGTCCTCCGAGCGCGCAGGGCAAGGAGTCTCGTCGATACATGGCCGGGTGATTTCATGCTATGCTTGGCACATGAAAATTTTGGTTTGTGGCTCGCGGAAGTTTGCCGACTACGAACTGATTCGAAGAACACTCGGGAGATACAATGGGCCGGTGGAACTCGCCCACGGTGGTGCTCCTGGCGCCGATGCTCTGGCAGAGGCCTACGCGACAGACAGAGGGTGGCCAGTGCTTAGGTACCAAGCGGACGTGACGAGATACGGCAAGGTGATAGGGCATATCGAGATCGGTCAGATGCTCAAAGCGTTCGCCCCGGACATCGTCGTAGCGTTTCGTGGAGGTGAGGATACCGCCAGAGTAGCCAGACTCGCGAGGCAGGCAGGGATCGACGTGCTCGAGGTCCGTTCGCTGTGAGGCACGGGCGCCGCGATACCACCCACGGGCCGATTCGCGAGCGGCTGCGGGAGCTCGGCGCCAGCGTGGAAGACCTAGGAGACGTAGGCAAGAGAATCCCGGATTTGCTCGTTGGATTCTGCGACCACATTTTCCTGGTAGAGGCAAAGGGGCCTGACGGCGAGCTGTCCGATGGACAGAGAGAATTCGCTCGAACGTGGAAAGGGGCAAAGCCGGTAGTCATTCGCTCTCCAGAGGAGGCCCAAGCCTGGTACCTACGCGAACGCGCGCGACTCGTAAAAGGAAAAGACACACCATGAAAGCACTCAGATACCTGTCATCGATTGTCTACCCGCCGACCAAGGCCAAGCTGCACAGGATCGTAACAGCCGTCGGAGTTCTGTTCGCAGCGGCCTCGATCGGCATCACGTGGTGGGGGGCGCTCGGGCTAAGCACTGAGGGGAAGCTAGGGGTCACGGTTGGCATGCTGACCACGCTCGCTGCAGGCTGGAAGCGAGCTGAACCGAGAATCGACAAGGCAATCGAGTCGCTTCCGATCCCAGCAGACGACAAAGGACTTGCAGAAGTTCTGATGATGTTCGCTCTCAGCTGGATTGCGTTTGGCGTGGCGCTGGCTGTTCGGCACATGCACCACCTTGCCCAGATCGGGCGATAGCCGCCAGTATAGCGTCCGCGGCTGCCGTGAGATACACCTCGCGTTCCTGGTCGTCGTCGAAGCGGCCTTTCATGCAGATCGGGAATTCTTCCTCGAAAACCGTCTCGCCGTCGCACTCCGGGTATTCGACCAGGAAGTATCCCAAGCGTAGCCTCACGTATCCGACGATCTTCCCGTCGGAGTCTTTCACGTCGTATTGCTCAGGCCACCAGTGGCACGTGCAAACGAATTCAAGTCCTTTGATCTTCATCGCTTTCGCTTCCTCTCTTCGAACAGCACGGCCTCTGCCTTCACCCGTCTGCGCTCCCGGCGGACGGCGCGGTCGATCTCGCTGATCACCGTAGTCCACACGCCAAGCTCCCACCACTTCCAATCCATTGGCTTGGTGAAGTGCCCGAATCGATGGTTGAGCCGTTCCCGAAGCGCCTCGCGGTCAGACTTCTTCACGACGGTTTCCCTTCCGAGTTGAGTTTCGCTTCCACTTCCGCAAGCACGGCATCCACGGCCTCGTCGCTCTCCGGCAGCGGTTCCTTGTCTGGGTTCATGCGATTCCAGTGCGCCGCCGTGGCGTTGTCCAGGTCCCGATCGCGCTTCAACTGCGCGAGTCGCTTCCGCATGTCATCCTTCGTCATGGTCTTCGCTCCCATAGTCCAGGTCATCGTCATCGTACAGTCCGCCGCCCATCGCCCCGTCGCAGATGCCGCCTGCCTGGCAACCTCCGCACGGCTTGTCACGCGCTCGGCACGTGCTCGCGACTTGCGACATCCACCGCTGGTAGGACGGATCGTCGAATGGGTCTTGGTCAGCCTTCGTCATGACGGTCCTCTTGTACGATCTGCTTGACGTTAGAAATCGAAGGAACGAAATACTCGCGCCTCCACTTGCGCTCGGCTTTAGCGATTGCGTCGTCGACGTCAGTTGCCTCAACGTCGAAACACGTTTGGTTGACCTGTTTAACCCATACGCGGTAGAGCTTACTAGCCTTCGTCATTCCGCACGCCATCCGTTTGTTTCATCGTAGATTCAAGCGCAGCTTCAAGCATGTCTGCGATCCCACCGACGTACTTCCCCATATACCTGACAGGCTCAGACTCGCATGCCCAAGCGATCGCGGCTTGCTCTCTAGCTCTGGATATTGCCAGGCGAATCGCAGCTGACAGCTTGCTCACCTGCATGGCGGCCCTGTCTCGCTCAAGTCGCAAGTCTTCTGCCATCTCGGTAAGCTCTACTGATTGCACTGTTTCACCTCCTGTTGCTTTGCCATACGCTCGTTGTTTTCTGCTTTCAGCCTCGCGACTTCGGCGCGAATCCTAGCAGGCGACCACCCAGCATGCACCCATTGGCGCTGCTTGGCGAGCACCATCTGCTCGAAGTTGTGCCTACGCGAGGCTAGTGGCGCGTGCTTCGGCATTGCCTTACACCCCTCCTAGCACGCATTGGCGGAACAACCATGAACTTGTCAAGCAGATTGGCGACCATCTCTCCTCGGACGAGGACACCACCTTCTCCAAAGTCGTAGGTGAAGTGCTTTCCAGTTCTGCTGTAGTCCCAGCGTCGGAATGCTCCTGTTTCCTTCTTCATTTCCCACCTGCCAATCTCGCTCGCCTATAGCTGTAACAATAGGCTTCGCAGCTTCTACCGTATTCAGCGTGGACATCTTTCCGATCAACCCCATCGGCCCATTGCGGGACTGGGCACACGCATGGCCAAAGGCTGTCAATTGCCCAACCTTGCACAAATGGAGCTCCCCAGTGGTGGCACGTTTGGCACATGTGATCGATATCAGGTTCGTCTGTCATGACTTGCGCGCATTCCTTTCAGCTTCCTTGCACGGCAGACACCTCCTGCCGTCAAGAATGAGCATCTCGAACATGTTGCACACGTGGGAACTGACCATGAAGTCGTAGGCAATCCAACTGCACTGATCGCAGGTTTCATCCCCACACACGATTGTTAACATGACTTGGCGAAGCACGCTCATGGCTTGCCCACCTCCCTCGCCGTCAACGTGACGGCGTAGACCTGCATGCTCTCCGGATCGAACACGTCGATTTCTGAATGTTCTGGCGTGTCCGACCAACACGATGAAAGCATGATGTTTGTCAATGCCTGTGATCCGTCAACTGCAGGCACGTACACGGTCCGCTGCGCCTCGCCCTTGGCCGCTTCGAGCTGCCGGCGCAGGTCGGCGTTCTCGGCTGCCAGTTCGTTGATCCGCTTGTCACCAGCTACGGCGATGTTGACCACCGGCAAGTTTAGGGGCTCGCAGCCGTTGACGTACATCCGTTGCAGGTATTCACGATCGTCGCTCACTTGCTCTCTCCTCTGGCATGCGACCGGAGAACTTGCCCACGAAGTTACAACTGTAGCGCTCGTCGATAGGGAGCCCTAATCGATCAACTTCAGCTTCGAATCGCTCGCGACCCTTCCTGGTCTGATGAACGTATTTCATGGCTTCACTCCTCCCGCGCCGGGCAGCACATCAACCCTTGCCACAAGCATCTTGGCCAGCGGGTCGAGAGCAGAAAAGCCGTGCCAATCGCACGACAGCGACAAGCGTCCGTCCGCCCAATGGATCACCTGGGTTGCCGGCCTTCCGCACACCGGTCCTACGGGGGTCAGGTCTTCAGTGTGCTCTTTGCAGAAGTCGCAGGTCACGGATTCCTCCTCGCTCTCACGTCCATGTACATCTGCCAGCGCCTTCTATTTTCCCGGCAACTTCCGAGACCAAGCAGAATCGAAATCCATGCAGGCGGCACCGGGGCTGTCTCCGAACCCGGACACGCCGTCCTGCAAGTTCTCGCCGTATAGCGCGCACCACTTGTCACCGTCGATGAACAGCCGCGGCCTCATCAACACATGTGGATCGCCCATTCTGGTGGCCGACGCAACAATCGCAGACTGAGCCATTGCAGCCGCGTGGCCAAACGCTGCCTCTATACCATCTCGATTTGCTTGATAACTCACTTTCCACGTCCTTTCGTGAGCACCACTCGTCTCCGGTTGAGCAGCTCCGCCAGTGCTGGCCAGTCGCTGAACACAACTCCGTCGTATTTCAGCGTGCCTCCATTGAACCCGATCCACCGTTTGAATTGAGCCGGCTTGCGCGAGTGGCTCATATTCTCGTCGAACCTAATGCACGGACAGAACCATCCTATGTCATCAGGTCCCCCGCATCTTCCATTGTGCCACTTGCCAAAGTGATCGATCTTCGCGTGGCCGCACTTGCACTTCGGCTTGCGCGCGGCACGCTTTGACTCTTGCTGCTTCATGTGTTCTCTACCGATCTCCACCGTGCTATCGCCGCTTCGGCGCACTCAATGGAACATCCAGTGCGTCGCATGTAGCTGTCTCGTGCGTCTATGTAGCCGCGATTCGTGCCATTACGGAGATCGTCGAGTTCCTCTTTGGTGAACACGGACGCAGCGTCGACGTTCGGATTACCAGCCGGCTGGTCGAGGTGGCCGGCGTGCGAGTTCCAGAAATCACTCAGCTGTGGGTTTTCCACGAAATCAGCATCGACCGTTAGGCCGGTTAGCCACTTGGTCACGCGGACGTCCGCGGTCGTGAGCTTGATTGGCGTCTTGATGACGTGCCCGCTGATCCGCGAACAATCGTCCGTCGGGAACTCGCACGTTCCGTTTCGCTTGAGGACGCAGACGTGGTCTGTCTTTTCTACGACGGTGTGGGGATACGGGATGACATCCGTATTCACCGAGCCCAAGTTCTTCTTGTACTCGTGGCAGCGCTCGCGCATCGGGCAGCCTGCGCATCCGACCTCGCCAGGGCGGTAGTAATGCGCATTGTAGTCTCGCGCCAGCCCGTGCGTATATGAAACTAAGCACGATGTCTTGCGGAATACCGGTGCACCGCGCTTCTCGGCGGAGCTGCGGATTCGTTCTTCGACTTCGGCGCTGATCATCTTCTTGTGACCGAAGCGGTACCCAGGGTATGGCCTGAGCGGTAGGCCCTGAGCCTGCCATGATTGGACCAGCGACGGCTTGCCCTGCAGGCCAGAATACCCGACGGCCATCCCATGCTCTGCTGCCCTGTCAAGAACCCAGTCGACAGTCTCCTGCGAATCGTTCACGCCGTATACGATCGGGCGGTACTCGATCGAGTAGTGGTGCAAGCCGCGCCTGCTCGCTTCGGCAAGGTTCGATGTGAAGGTGGCGCGCGAACCGCCGTCGAGCGGATGGTCTACCCCGAATGTCGAAAATGCGAAGTGCAGGTCGAGAGCGAAATCCTCTACTGGGAATCTCCGGAAATCCCCCTTCAGGATTACGACCACTGGACCAGCATGCCCTGCGTGTTCGAGCATCCGTAGTAATCTCTGCGTGTAGAGGATCTGCAGTGTCGGGTCTCCGTGGAACAAGTTGACAGCTACAGGGAGTTCGCGAAATGCCTGGTTGATCTCAGACGGCAGCGTTGTCATGGTGAGGCCGTCGGTGGCCCCGTCGCTGAGTCGACAGTACCCGCATCCTAGGCAATTGGTCAGGCTTCTTCCCAGCAGAACAAATGACTTCTGGACGTGTAGTTTGTCGATCATGTCTAGTCGCCATTCTTCCCGGCCGATGATCCTTGGTGCAGAATCGCCCATGCTCTCCGGTGATCGTCGCTCGCATTCGCGCTCGTGACGTCGATACCGTTGTGCTTGGCGAAGAACTCCCTCAGCTCTGCCAACTCACTCGCGGCCTGCGCGTTCTCCTCTGCCTTGCTGCGAACTTCATCGCGCTCTTTCTCGGTCTCCACGCAGTCTTTTGCCAGTGAATCGCACGACCTCCCAGAAGCTGACAATGCCTCGGACATACGATACAGCTCAGCCTCCAGCTCGGCGATCCGCTTGGCGTCCGCGGCTCGCGCTTCGGCCATGTCGGCGCGGGCGTCGTCCATGACATACACCCCAACTGAGCAGCTCTCAGGGTCTACACTGGCTGGCAGTGTGTCCAGATGAAGGTCAGTAACTATCCTCTCAAGCCGAGGCATCGGCGCCTCGGCTGGCGATGGTTGCGTTGGTTGCGTTGCGCTCTCCTTGATCCGCTCAATCTCAGCATCGAGTTCTCCTGTGAGCGTCGCCTCGCGCTCGCATGCAGCCTCAAGTTCGCGCTTCAGCCGCACGATCTCGGCCGCCTGCTCGGCAACCTTCTGCTCTCGCTCCTCAAGCTGATCGCGCATCGCTTGTATTTCTGAGATGGATTGTCCCTGCTCGTCGAGCTTCTCCCGCTGCTCGCTGAGAGTTCTCGCAGCAGTATCAATGATGGCTTCCTCTGTCTGCATAGAGTCGATGCCAGTGCCGGCGCACAGACGACGAATAGTGTCGGACCATTGCTTCGCGTGTGCTACTCGGAAGCGCTCCTGTTCGTCTAGTTGCGCCGCCTGCTCGCGGAGTAGCCGCGCCGCCTTCTGAGTCGCCGTCTCGCCCTTGAATGACTCGCCGCCCATCTCGAAGATGGCTTTCGCCAGATCCATGTTTGCATCATGGTAGCGGTTACACTTCGACCGCAAGTCGTTTCGCTCGCGGGTCAGGCGCTCGACTTCGGCCTGCTTCGCCGCCACCATGCGCGACTCGCGGTCGCGGTGAATCTGGATCACCTCGTGAAGCCAACCTTCATCTCCTCGCTTCTTGCACAGAAGAGCCGCTCCAAGATCCTCAGCCTCTGTAGTGTCGACGGCAGGTGCTGTCGTCTCGGCACTCGTTCCGGACTGCTGCGCTCCGAAGCGGGCTAGGACCGCGATAGCAGCGCGCCTAGGGAACTCCCAATCAGCAAAAAGTCTGCTCGGCCTGCACACGTCCGCGATCGAAGTTTCCAGCTCCTCCACCGTCGGCAGCTTCGCGTGGCGGATCTTCGAGCGCTGAAGCTCGGCCACATCCTTCGCCGCTGCGAACGCTTGAACCCACTCTCTGTCCGCCTCGAAGATGTTCATGCGAAGTAGACACCCCTTGATGTCCGCCTCACTCAGCGGCTCGACGGCCAGTGCAGGGGAGGGCTGCTCGGCAGGCTTCGCTTCCGTCTTCGCGCTGGTTGCAGACGCGTAGTTCTCGCGCACGACCTTGGCCAGAGCCGCCTTAGCTTCGTCTGGCATGTCGGCGCTGGCGTTCAGGTGGCACTCGGCGGCTGGTGCCTTCGCGCCTGGGCCGAAGGCGGCGCGACGGCCATTCTCCTCTGCGGTCAGCTGCTCGACTGTCATCGCTTCGCTGTTGCTCATCTTCGTTTCGTCGTTCATGCCGTCACCTGTGAATCGTCTGGTATCTCGCTCGGTGGAAGTCTGTAATCGAAGCCGATGCACGGCTTGATAGTTTCCGCTAGATCGCCCCAGATGTATCCATGAGGGCAGTAGCGTTTGCGAATCGCCGCGCACGGCAGGCAAGTTCTGAACCCGAAAGCGTCGCCATCGCAGTCAATGCCTGTCACGTGCTCGTATCGCTTTCCAGGTTCGATGGTCTCGTGACACTCGCAGCACGAGTATCTCTTGCGAGCCTTGCGGATGGCTGTAGCAAAACACCTTGCAGCTTCATATTCTGACGAGTCTACGGAGCAATCGCACTCGATCATCGCGCCTTACCTCTCGCCAGCTTGTCGATCGCTGCCTCGATTCGCATGCGGCCTCCTGGCCGAGTCGTTGGTTCAACTCCTGCCGCTCGTTCGCGGAAGTATTTCTGCACCGTTTTCCTGTCCACCTGCGCCTCGCCTGCGATGCGCGTGATCATGTTCGGGTCGTGGATTGCGTTCTTCGTCATGCCTTCACCAACTTCCCGCTGTCGTCGCAGCGATAAAACGTGTTTGCCTCGATCCCGTCCTCTCCGACGTACCCGACGGATAGTCGATAGCGTTCGGATTTGTTGTCCCACCAGCTCAGGACGATGATGCCGACTTCACCGGTTTTCGCCGTGCCGCCGTCGCCAGCCGTGGCCGTGCCACGGTGGCCAGCCGTGGCCGTGCCGCCGTCGCCAGCCGTGGCCGTGCCGCCGTCGCCAGCCGTGGCCGTGCCACGGTGGCCAGCCGTGGACGTGCCGCCGATGCCAGCCGTGGACGTGCCGCCGTCGCCAGCCGTGGCCGTGCCACGGTGGCCAGCCGTGGCCGTGCCACGGTGGCCAGCCGTGGACGTGCCGCCGTCGCCAGCCGTGGCCGTGCCACGGTGGCCAGCCGTGGACGTGCCGCCGTCGCCAGCCGTGGCCGTGCCACGGTGGCCAGCCGTGGACGTGCCGCCGATGATCGCCCTCCCTTGCCCTCCGTGCTCCGATAGCCACTTCGTCGCAGAGTATTGGTTCCCAACAAATACGACCACGCCACGCTGGAATTTACACTTTACAGAGCCTGTCGCAGTAAGGTCAACGATGTATGAAAAATCCACTTCGACGATTAGCCACTTCGCCTCCGGTTCGTCTATCGCCAGAAGATCTCCTGAACCCTCACCCCACAACAATCCGTGCAACCCACCTCCGCACTGAACCGCTGGATCCCAATCCGGGCATTCTACCGGCCCTGACTCAGGCCACTGGAAACCGCCATAGCCTCGCATGTCCTTGTCGCATGTGCGCATCACCAGGACCTTTCCTGGTGGCAGCACGTAGTCTGTCTGTTTCTTCATCGTCGATCGTCTCGTCTTGTTCTTCGTTACGCGTGAATCTTCCGTCATCTTCCCACGCTTGTCAACCGCTATTTTCGGCACGAACGGTCGTGCTTTTTCAGCGAGATCCGGTGCTGCCGAATCCTCCAGCACCACGGGCAGTCTCGTCGAGCGAGGCAACCTCTTCCAGATCCGCGCGCACTACGGGAGCAATCACAAGTTGTGCGATTCGGTCTCCGCGTTTAATACGCCACATGTCACCGTGATTGATCAATAGCACGCACACTTGACCCCTAAAATCGCTATCAATAGTGCCTGGCGCATTAGCAACAGTCACTCCGAAACGAGACGCCAGCCCGGATCGCGGTCGCACTTGCCCTTCGTACCCTGTTGGTATTTCAATCGACACTCCGGTCTTCACTGCGTGCCACTGACCTGGCCATAGTTCTCCATCCTCGTCCGCGTACAAGTCCATCCCTGCCGCTCCGTCGGTCTGGTACGTCGGTAGCTTCGCCGTTGGCGTCAGCCGCTTGATCTTCACTTTCACTTCGCACCGCCCTTGCGCACGTATCCCAAATCGCGAAGCCAGTTCTGCCCAACCGGTGAGCCGAGCCACTGAATCACCGTGGCGGCTACTGCGAAGTCTCTGTCGGACGGCGAGGGGGGACGGCCTGTTTGCTCTGGACGTTGGTCAAGCAAGTGGCCGAGATGCCCTGTTGCCTCACCGAACATGTGCCATGCCTCGGCAAACCTCCGTTCCTCTGGGTTGTCGTCGAATCTGTGCTTGTGCAGCCCGCTCATCTTCATCTTCCGATCATTCTTCGTCACTTCGAGATCTCCTCTCGTATACCTTGCGGCCATCATCTCGCACCATGCACTGAATGAGTTCATTTTCCGATCTCCTTTCTCATCCATTCGACCGTTGACAGAACCTTGCGAGCGTAGCGCTTGCCTCCCGTGCACGTCCTGGAGTTGTAGCCTGACAACCCGGCCACCTTCCCTCCGCAGTCTCGCTCGCGCAGGCTCAACCACCGAGCACCGGTGTCGATGTTGTGGCGAGGCTGCACAAGCTCGAATAGGGTCAGCCCGTTCGCCGCCACGCCATGCAACTGCATCAGGCCAACCTCTCCGGAGCGTCCGATCGCTCCGGCACGGCAGCGAGACTCGCACAAGATTTGAGCCACGATGGTCAGGCGAGATACCATGTGCCTCCTGGCCGCCGCGTCCACGATCGGCGCTAGGTGCTCGTGCCCTGGGCACGCGACGGAAAGCGCGCGCTCAGTCGTCGTGGCGGCGTTGCCAGGGCGAGATGGAATGCACACCAGCAGCCCTGCCCACGCTAGCGCAAGTATGATCAGCAGAAGCCTCATCGCATCCTCATGTGGTCAGCAACAAGCATTAGAACAAAGCATCCAACCAATAGCACTGTCAAAATAGTTGCTATCAATTCGTCTGTCGTCATGTTTGCCTCCTGCCAATCATCTGTTCCTCTCGTATGTTCTTCTGGCACCGCAACCATTCGCCGAACTTCATGCATCCGTCCTCGTTGAGATACTCTCGGTATCGCTTCTGGCTTCGCGTGAGTCGCCGTGGCAGCGGACTATTCTCGATCATCGCCAGCTTCCCGGCCTCTGTGACTTGGTACGTGTGCATGCCTTTGCCGATGAATCCTGGTTTTCCATCCCCACAGTCGCGCATGAGACCGGCGGCGACCAACTCCTCCATGGCGGTGAATGGCTCGGCAACGTAGTGGTTGCGGTACTGATTGCCACGACCGTGCTCGTCGACGCCGAGCGAATGTTGAAGGATGTGCAGCTGTTCTTTCGTCACGGCTGCCACTTCGCTTTCTGCCAGCGCGGGAACGTCTGGACGTAGATCGTCGGTGCTTTCAGGTGCGGCCTTGCCTTGCACCATTCGACGGCATCCCTCGCTGACTTCCAGCAAGGATCACCCCAAGCGGATCCGTTGGACTCGCACACCCAATACACGGTCGTCGTCTTCCTGCCAATCCTGTGCGGCTTGCTCACGACTTTGCCTTCGCTTTCTTCCCGCGCCTCTTCCTGTCCAACTCAACTTCGCGCACGCATTTCTCTGCGATCAAGTCTACCAACGCCTTGACCCACACGCCGCCTTTGCGCATGCGAGAAGAGACCCTCTCCCAAAGAGCATTGTATTCTGTGTCGGTCACGGCTTGAACCCTTTCGCGGCGGCGGTTTCAAAGTCGCGGACAACTCGATATGCCGTCAGCCCAATCTCTGGTGCGCCGAAGTTCCATAGCGCTACGACTGCGATTCGCTCGAATGCCGCCGCCATGGCCAGCAGCTCACGTAGCGTGCACACCTCAAGATGTTCGATCTCGTGATCTGGCCTCGCTGGCGATGGCATCAACCCAACGATGTCGTCAGCGGTCATCATGTCGCACACTCCTCCAGTTGCTTCCGCAGGTGCTCCTTGAACAGCAGAGCCGTCGCACGTCCAATCGCCTTGCGCGCTTCCTTGCTGTCGACGATTTCCCCTGCCGCTTCTCGGGTCACGTCTTCTACCATGGCGGCGATCACGTCTGGTGTCTTCTCCATCCCCGGAGAGCCTCCGAGATGGTCAAGCACGTGCTGCAACCTAGTGGGCGTCACCCATTCGGTAGCGATCTTCTCGGCACCTTCAAGAATCGCGAACCCGTCTACGCTGGTGACAACGCGCGGGCTCTTGGTCTCGCGTTCTTCGTCGCGCTTGTGCTTTGCGATCACTCGGTGGCCGTTCAACGTGGCTTCCACGATCGGGCGCAGAACCACCCCCTCGCGCGGGCGTTCCTCGGCGATTCCAGCCCTTCGAGCTTCCTCGGAAGGAGCGTCTCTCTCGGCGTCGATGTTTTTGAGTGAACACCGAATGAGCCTATAGAACACGAACGAGAATCCAAGACGCGTCGCCACGTCATAGGCGTTTTCCACGCTCAAGAACGTCTCTCCGATCTTGACCTCGAATGCCACGAACCTAAGCGCCTTCCCGTAGCGCCACGACTGCCCGTTAATCTTACCTCCGTAGGCTTCCCCGTAGACGACCACCTCCAGGTGACCAAGCTCCGTGAATGCGGCGGTCAGCTTCTCGGCGTCGAACAGCGCGACGAAGTCATCGTGTTTGGCGCCGCCAGCGAAGAACGTCACGTGACCGTCGCGCCATGCAATGTGAGCCGAAGTGCCGTGGACTTTCTCCATCGCCCAGCACTCCTTGAACATCAGGATCGCCTTGTTGCGATACAGGTTCTCTATGTGTAGATACGCCATTACGCACACTCCAGTTGAACACGTTTGAAGTCACAATCTATGTACTCTTTCAGACATGCAGCGAGGAACGTCAACAACGACGCGTGCGGGTACGCCTCGAAGGTGAACGTCACCCAGTAGGTGGGCTCGCCATCTTCACCCTTTCCGGCCTTCGTGGTTGCAGACGCGAGGATTCCGTCTGGCTCTAATTCAACGTTCCCTCCTGTGCCTGAAAGCGAGGCTTTAGCGTGGTAGGCGGAAATATCGGCCGTGAACTTCTCGACGTCTCCGTTGACCATCAGGTCTCGCTGGTTGAGTGCAACGGCGCCAAGCCACTCGGCCGCCTCGACGGTGAATTCACAGCACAGCGAGAACTCAACCCGTCGTATCGGATTCCCTTCCACCTCTCTGAATGTCAGCTTAGCGGACTTCAACTCTGCTCGGAATTCTGCGTCCTTCATGTTGCCCTCTTGTGCGCTTTTCTAGCCAAGTGCTGTTCGACGATGCACTGGAGTTGACTACGGATGTTGTCCCCGATCCATATGATCGCCTCGAACTGCGCGCGGTCTTTAGGGTGAACGTCATCCGCGTGAAGAGCTTGTGTGACCCTGGCGTCACGATCTCCGATCCGCTCTATCACGTCCCATTCGATCCATACGGAGAAATCAGACCTTCCAGGCCTTGCTGTCCACGTCTCGTGTTTTGTGATCGTCCTGCTTGATTTCGGCTTCTTCATTTTGCCTTCCTTTCGTTTTGTCGTAGCGCCTCGGCGATGAACTCCGCGTTGGCGCGTGCCTCTTCTAGCGAGATGCTATGGCCTGGTGAAACCATCGAAGCTGACACAAATGCGATTGCAACTCCGTCCTTCCCCTTCACATAGACACCGTGCCCAACGTCTAGCACTGTGTACGGCCCAGGGGTGACGTCTATGATTTTGATCTCTTCCATTTGTCCCATCTCCTAGAACGGAATCTCGTCATCCACCTGTTGTGGAGAATCGTTCGTAGACTTATTCGTCCGCTCTCCGACAACCTCGACTGACTCTGCCACGTTGTCACCGAACACCTTCCCTTTCCAGTCGCGGCCTCCGAGCCTACCTGATACCGCCACGATAGTTCCAGGCTTGAGCTCCTTCGACTTCTCTGCAAGCCCTCCCCACACCTTGATCGGGACTATCTCTGTGAACTTTCCTCCGTCACACTCGACTATCAGCGTGACGATGTCCTTACCAGACTTCGCGGTGAACGTATCGGTGCGGATCACCCGCCCTGTGCCCGTGAACGTGAATCCTGTTCCTGTCTTGTCTTCGGTCATGCTTTCCTTTATCGTGTTGCGGTCCTTACTACTTCGGTCGTCACCTTGACTAGACGCCATTCGACGATGCTCCGGTTGTTTGGGTAGTCCATCTCCGGCGCCGTCGTGGCGGTCTCGAAGCTCTCTTCTGGCGACTCTGTAGGAGCGTTGTACGGGTACCACAGCCCAGGCTCATCGTCTGCGTCCCTGTACTCGATTCGGTATTCGGTGGTCATTCGCGCACCACATTCGCTTCTGGGTGAGACTTCAGCCAGTTCTCTGCAGCCCAGAAAGCATCCTGTGCATGCATGTAGTTTCCATCGTCGCGCAGGCCGACTCGGTAGCGCCATCCATGCGGCACCTCGTAGATCGTGATCATGGTTCGCAGCACTGGATTCCTCAAGTCATCACCCATCGTCTCGTTCCCCTCTTTCGCTGTATGGTTGCGTCGGCTCCCTTGGGAACCTGTTGTCAAGATCTGTGAATTCCATCCGCTCTCGGTGCCAGAGAACAGGCGCGCTCCCCCTACGCCCTCCAGTGTTTTTGGCGATGATCCATTTAGCGTCTTCCGGCTGGTATGGGACAACCGCGCCTTCCGATGGCTTCAAGTGCTGCTCGCGCCACGGGAAGATGATGACCTGAGCGGCCGCCTCAAGCTCGCCGGAATCGCGCAGGTCTGCCATCGTCGGCTCGCCTCCTCGTTCGAGCACCTTGCGGTTGAGTTGAGCAAGGGAGATCACAGGGATGCGAAGTTCCTTCGCTAGCCCCTTCAGGGACTGCGCCATCTTGGCGATCTCTCGGTTGCGGTTCTCTGCCCGTTCATCGGACAAGATCAAGCCAAGGTAGTCAACCACAACCAGCGCGATTGGATTCGGATCATCTGGCCGGCAAGCGCGGGCGCACTTCGCAAACCAACGGTGCGTCTCGCCTATGATCTTGTTCACCGACATAGGGCGATCGTCAACCCACAACGGCCAGTCCCATGCCTTGCGTCCGGCCGCCTTCACCTTCTCCCACTCGGACAGGTCGGAAAACTTCCCGGTGTGCAGGTTGGTTGCAGCCACCCGAGAACGCATGGACAAGATGCGCTCGACCACCTCCTGCCGGTCCATCTCCAGGCTTATCAGGTAGCATGGGACTGCGTTGAGCGCGTTGTATGCGAGTACTCCTACAGCAGCAGCCGTCTTGCCCATGGATGGTAGCCCACCGATCACGCCAAAGTGCCCGCGCCTGAACCCTCCGGTTATCTCGTCGACGGAAGCGATCCCTGCCCTGACGACGTGCTCTCCATTCCGGTTGGTTCGGCTTTCGATCTCGGTGATGGCAGGATCGATCAAGTCGGCTAGGCGCTCTGGCCCGGCGCTATTCGAGCTGACTTCCAGGCTAGCGACGCCATTCCTGATGCCGGCAATCACGTCGTCGGCGTCCTCCATCGAGTAAGATCGCGCCGCCGTCTCCGAGCAAAGCCCGATGATCCTGCGCAGGGTGGCCATTTTGCGGATCGTCTCGTAGTGGCTGCGAAGGTGGACTGGGGGCAACGCCTCGTTGGCTAGGGTTAGCAGAAAACCTTCGCGCTCAGGCAACGCAGCCACGCACCCTTGCGCGCGGGCTTCGTCCTGGATGGATACCACGTTGACGACTTTCCCTCGCCTCTGGAGCGAGCGTATGCATTCCCAGACTGCCCGATGTGGGGGGGCGAAGAAGTCGTCAACCGCCAAGTCGGAAAGCTCTGGCAGGCACTCCGGGGCGATGATGACGGTGCCGAGAAGCGCCCGCTCTGCGGCTTCGCTTCGTGGTGGCGTTCGTGCGTCGTCGTTCATCGTGTTGCGTCCGGCCAGAAGAACGGGGTTTCGGATGGCTTGGTGGGCTTTGGCTTGTTCGTAGTCTTCTCGTCCTCCCAACGCTTCCCGTTGAGCCACGTCGCAGGGTGGGGAATCTTGTCAGGCTCGCGCTTGCTGAACTCTGGCGCCTGCCATTCCAGCGCCGCCATGATCTTCGTGGCAAGGTCGTCACCTGGCCAGGCTTTGACAGCCGCCTGCTTTGCTACGTGGCGCGGGTAGGCTGAATAGAAGGCCTCAAATGCCGCAGAGCCAACGGCTGGCTTCGCTCTCTTCTTTCTGTTAGCGCTAACGTTAGCACCAACGTTGGCGTGCCCATCTACTTCTTCTTCTTCTTCTGATCTGGATCCGGATCTGGATCCGGAGGCGTTGGCTCGAACCTTCCGCATCAGATCGCGCTGCTTCTCTGTACGCCTGAGGTATGCCGCCACTCCAGCCCCTGAGCCGTCGGTCCATTCGTGCAACACATGTTCGCCGTTAGCGCTAATATCGACGTAACCGACTGCTAACATCGCATCGAAACACTTGCTTCGCTCGCCACGCCATTCGGCAGCGAATTCGATTTCGTCTGGAGTCATCCGTCCTAGATTCCCGTCTGGCGCGTTCTCTGCAGCCCAACACCAGAGTGCCAAGATCGGCTCCGCTGTGCCTAGCATCCTGCGTAAAGCCATGGTCTTGCGATGGCGTGGCCACGATGTGTAGAGCCGAATCCACGGGACAGACGTCACGTCAACACCTCAAAAGAACCGCCCGTCAACCCAACGAACGAGGTTGTCGAGACGCATGCCCACTGGGGGAGGGCGGCTCTACTCAAGTGTTGACAATGGGAAACATGCATCTCGACACCGCCACTATTGCACATCACGGCCGCGCGGTCAACGGATTTCGACGTGCCCGACGACGGCGAGCATTCGTTGCGCGCGGTCTAGCAGCTCGGGCGAGTTCTGCACCCGGCGTACTCCGTGCATCGCAGCCGTGTGCTCGCGAAACCCGACTGCTCTGGCCGCGTCTGGGTAGCTGTAGCCGAGTTGGCGGAGCACCCACAGGGCGAGGTGGCGCTCAGTGGACGTTTTGCGTCCGCCTCGAGATCCGCGTCTGAGTTGCTCAACCGACACGTCGAGGTATGCCGCAATCCTACGAACGAGCTGCGGAACGGTTCTGTGGATTTCCATGTGCGCGTCGGCACCTGCTCGAGCGGCAGCATCGATCGCGGCGTCCAGGCCTTTCTCCGAGGCCACGAAAAAGAACGTCTCCTGAATTTCGGCGCGAAGGCGCGGGCTCACGCTGCTGTCCTCCTTCTAGCGAGGCAAACCTCGCACGTGTACCCATCTCCGGCCGGCCTCTTCCGGCACCGGCTGCACAGTCGTTCTCGCACGGCTCGCTCCTTCCGACGCTGGTCTATGCGCTTGCGGGCATCTCTGCACGTTGCGCACGTTTGCTCGCCAGGTTGCACAGGAGTCTGCCGTCCATTCGGGCAGCGAAGGCACACGCCAGCTTCGCGACGTTGAATCGTTCTGCGCTCCCAGTACGTCACGGGCCACACCGACGGTAACATGGGTCAGCCGTCCTAGCCTTGTTGATCGCCTTCACCGTCTCAACGTGCTTCTTGAACGACTCGGACGACTCGCGTTTGCGGCGCTTCGCCACGAAGCTCGACAGGTAGACTTCAGACGGGTGCGGCTCGTGCCCGGTGCGCTTGCCTTCGGCGAGCAGGGCTTGGCACTTTGGACAGTCCGGCTTGAACGTCTTCGGCTTGGTGGGGTCGCAGCCTTTTTGGTGCGGCCAGCAGTACAGTGATGTTGCCATTCCTATTCCCATTCTTTGACTAGGTGGACGATTGACACTGAAACTTTTGCGTCTCCTGGCCACTTCGTCGATCGAGTAGCATCGTAGATAGTCCATCCGAAGTTGACCAAGTATTGCAGTCCTGTAGTTCTAGTGTCCCCCTGGGATATAGTGTTGGTGCAGATGAATCCCATGGTGGTCATGCTGTGGCAGCTAAGTCCAGCGCATCGGCGGAGGAAGTGCGCGCATAGGTCAGCGTTGCCGTGGTAGCCGATTTCGTGGATTGAGCGCAGATGATCCTTGTACTCCACTCCCAGCGTGCTTGAAATCTTGCCTCCGCCTAGAAAAGGCGGGTTGCCAACCCAACACGTGATTTGCGGCCACTTTCGCCAGTCGTGCGGAGTGACCGTCCCACCTAGGGTCCAGTCTGGGCCGAAAAGCTCGCCGTGGGGCAGGTCGTTCGCCGACGGGCCGACAAGGGCGTCACCTACGGCGAAGTGGTCCTGGTTGGCCCGCGTCTCGCACTCGGCGGACAGGGCATCGAGTGCCGCCTCTACTGCGCCTGGGTCCCGGTCGACCCCGAAAAGCACGGCGTTCGCGATCGTCTGCTTAGCCTCCAGCACCGTGATCCCGCCAGCCTCGGCGAGCATGGGGGCCAGAAAACGCAGCGCCTCGACGAGGAAGACACCGTCACCCATGGCCGGGTCGCAGATGCGCATCGAGGCGACTGATGCGGACGACAGCAGGTGTGGCTCGATCGCGCGTGCCACGATCTGTCGAGCCAGCTCGGGCGGCGTGTAGTGTGCGCCCAGGGCTCGGCGCTCGGCCGCCGGCATTGACCGGTCACGCCTTGGCACGATCTGCCCTCTCAACGTACCGACGGTGATAGTCCGACTTGTTGGCGGCGTAGAACGCCCGGCGCTTGTGGCTGTCGTCGACGAACTTCCGCCTGGTCCATAGGCCGACGCGCGGGATTGCTTGCCCGCACCCGCACGCGCACGGCTTGTCTTTGGCGGCATGGCGCGCAGCAGACCGGCGGGACTTGCGCTGTGCCTTGTCCGCTCGGCGCATGCACTCCGTGGTGGCGTACCGACGGCGTGACGGATTCGAGACACGCCCCAGCTTTCGGCCGCACCCGCACGCGCACGGCTTGTCCTCGTTCGCGCTGCGCTCCGCCTCGGTGAATTCCCTACGTCCCTTGTGCGCCCACCCGATCCGTTGCGACAGCCACGCCCAGTTGCTTTCGAGCCGTGCCGCCTCCTGTGCCTCGCGGAAGATCTCCTCCACCTCGTGGTGGATATCGTCGTATGGGCCGATCGCATCCTCGACGGCGCGTCGAAGCTGGAAGCCGTAGAGCGCGCGGCCATTGAACGAGAATTGATCCAATCCGAAATAGTAGATGCAGAGCTGATCACCCGTAGCTCGCACGGTTAACATTAACCCGAATCCGCCAGAGCATACCTCGATGTTGTCGGCCACGTTGAGCAAGAATTCTTTGCCAAGGTTGCGAGCGATGCACTCTGCTCCACTCATTAGAATAGACTCCCCTGCGCGTGTTCCGCCTTCGCCACAGCCTCGCGCAGTTGCTGCGTCGCCAGAGCCTCGGCCTGCGGTTGCGTTAGCCTGCAGCCGTCGGCGATGAGGGCAGCGCGTTCCTGCCACTGGTCGATGCATGCGTTGCACGGATCGACTACTGCCTGACGTGGCTTGCACTGGCACGGCTCGCTTTGCTTGCGTCCGATGGGGCAGGTCGTGCGGTGGGAGACGTCGGTCACGTCGCATCCTCTGCAAATGGGAACCCTGTTTGCTCCCTGGCGCGAACAAGGCGCTTGGCCGCATACGCGAACGTCTTTTCGTCTTTCTCCCACCCGATGAATCTCCTACCACGCTTGATGGAGGCGACCCCGGTCGTTCCGCTACCAGCGCACGGATCGCATACAAGATCCCCCTTAGCCGTGTAGTCCAGGATCAGACGCTCCATGAGCCATTCCGGCTTGTGACCTTTCACCGGGTTTGAGGCCCGGTCTGGCCCAGCGCCAGGACTCCCTACGTATGCTCCAGGCTTGGTTCCGTCCTTGATGCCTGTGGCCCTGTTTACACACATCCAGATCGTCCACGAACTTGGACCATCGCCTGCGAGCCTGACAGTCATTCCCTCGAGAACAATAGGAACTGGGGCAAACGTGTAGCCATCTAGCGACGCCTCCCAAGACGGGAATAGGACGTGGTCAGTCATGATGAGCGCCCACTTGCGACGGACAGAGGAGAACAGTTTCGACATGCGCGAGACGTCGTCGACGGTGAGCCCGTCGTACTTCAATCCTGTTGTGTTCACCCATCCGTCATAATAAGCGGAGTCTCTCCGCCCATATCGCTGCCCTTCATGTGTCCTCGCACTGTACGGAGGATCGGTGACGATGTGGTCAACGGACATGGTGCCGAGTGACAGAAGGCCTGTTTCTTGGTCTCGGCAATCGCCGAGGCGCAACTCCCAGCCGCTTCCTCGAGCAACCCCACTACCACTCACCGCACCACCTCCGCAGGCAATCCTAGAAGCGCCATGATACCCATTTCGCGGCCCATCCCAGGCGACATGTCCGCGCCGTCGCAGTCCAGAGCGATCCCGTCGTGCCACGGAAGCATCGTCTCGATTCGCCGCCACGCCTCTGCCTCAGTAATGCCTGCCTCTGCCCAGTCGATCCACGGGGCGGACAGGACGATGCCGCGGGCGCGGAATGATGGCGCCAGGTACGCCATCCGCATCCGGGCGCGGGCCAGGTTCGCGGACTGTACCTCTGGGTCGGCGTCCGTGAGTCTGTGCGAAAACCAATAGAGTCTGCTCTGCATGATACCTCCGCGGGGCGCCGAAGAATCGAACCTCGGACGACTGCTAGTTTGCAACAGTCGCAATCCAATCGCCCCCGCGTGTGATGAAGTCCAAGCTGGCAAACTGTGTGTGGGGATGCTTGGCCACGCGCCAGCGTTTCATGAGATTACGCTGGGAACCCCTGTTATCTGTTAGCCGTAGCCGTAGCCGTCGCCGTAGCCGTCGCCGTAGCCGGAGCCGGAGCCGTAGCCGTAGCAGTCGCCGTCGCCGTCGCAGGAGCCGGAGCCGTAGCCGGCGCCGGTTCCGGAGCCGGAGCCGGAGCCGGAGCCGTCGCCGGCGCCGGTTCCGGAGCCGGAGCCGGAGCCTGATTGCACAACGGATCTACCAGACGGCCGATAGACTACGCACGCCATTCCGGGCACGATACCACCATCGTCTTTCCGGCCTGCTGGCATACGATGATCTCGCAGGCGTCGAGCAGCTGGATCGGTTCGACTTGCAGCACGCCGAACTTGCACGCGCTGGCGTTCTTAGCTCCATACACGGCAAGCTCAGACAGCGACGCGGCTCCCGACCAGTACCACAGACGCCGGCTGTTCTTGAGCACGACGGTGCGGTCGGAAGGATGCGCCACGAATTCTCCGGCATGCACACCAGCGTCTCGGCATCGAACGATGACGAATGTACCAGGCTTCGGATCGAAATTCTTCTCGGTCTTCTTCTTCGTGTTCTTCACTTTGTCCCTTTCGTTGTTGATTGTTCTTCGAGAAGTGCCGCCCGCTCCGTTGGGGGGACGAGCCCCACCGCGACGACAGCGGCGACGGCGGAGCGGGCGGCGTGAATCACTTTTGCTGGTCCGGCAGTGGCGGGAATTCCTCGTCGAACTTGGCACCACCGATGATAGCCTTCCCTGCGCTGGTAAGCCCGGCGTCGGTTAGCTTGCGTGCGAGAATTCGAGCTTCGGCTTCGGCAGGGGCGACGCCAACCGCGAGCTCAACCAGGCGGGCAACGAGCTTGTTTGCGATCGGCTTCGCGGCTTGAGCCGCTGCGGAGTCGCCGGCCGCCCACTTGGCCAACGATTCGCCGATGTCCTCTGACAGCGGTTGTGCCTTGGAAAAGATGGATTCGAATTGCGCCGGCAACTTGAGCATCTGGCGCTCGCCGGGCTCTTCAGTCTTCCACACAGGTACGCCGCCACCTGCTGGGTAAAGCAGGCAATTGACCGTCATCTCGTAGATCCACTCCTCGCCAGCGATCGGCATCCACCCGAGCTGTACCGGGTTCTTCCCAGGCACCACCTTGATCTTCTCCTTCGCGCGGAAGCAGAAGATCGCGTTGACGTCCATCTGTAAGATCGAGTTGATGAGTTTCCGGCGCTGCGCCTTGGGCGCCGCCCACGCGGTCAACTGCACCTTCTCGCGCGATTGGTTCCACGCCTTGGCCAGGCGGTCGGTTTCCTGCTCGTGCATCTCAAGCACACCGCCGGCTCCTTCGTGTTCGTGGCTTGCAGAATCGACGACGATCGTGCGCACGCCCTTGCTAGCGAAGTGTTGGATCGCTGCCAGGTAGTCCAACGGGCCGAATGGTGCCTTGAATTCCAGGTGGCGGAACTTGAACCGGTCGGCGTAGTGAAGCGACCTACGCGCCTCCGTGTCGATGTACCCGATGTCGCCTCCGGTGACTCGCTGGATTCCGGTAGCCAGTCGGAGAGCAGAGAACGTCTTCCCGCTACCGCTTGAACCCGTGAGACCGACCAGCACAGGAACGCGCTGCCGCGTGGCCTGAGTGTCCTCGAACGTCCTAGAACCCGATGCCATCCGAACCTCCTTCGATTGCCTTGAGTTGTTGTTCCATGTCTTGCGCCATCGCCCACGGCGGGGCCTCGATGCGCGTGATCTGCGGGCCTTGCCAGTTGTTCGTCGCCAGGCATTGCGCCCAGATCGCTTTCGCGCGATTCCACTTGCGGCGTCCAAGTTCCAGCAGCTCCCCCGAAAGTTCAGGTGTGCACGGCTTGATTCCAGGCTCTACGAAGTGGAACTTGAATTGTACTAGGCCGGCAAGATCTGGCAAGCACGTTTCCATGCCTTCGATGTATGCAGCTGCCTGGATATCGTAGCCAAAACGGATGCACTGTGCCCCACTTGCTGCTGCAACCAAGTTCTCGCAGGTTTTCAAGTCGTAGATCGTCGCGGTCTGCGCGTGCCAGGAATCGATGCGCGCGCGGCACCAGATGTTGAGTTCAGCGTCGAACCAGACGACGGTAAGCTCGACGTAGCACTCGTTGATCGGCACCGGGAATCCGTCGATTATGACGGCGGCTTCCTCCTTGGCTTCGCGCATCTTGTGGGAAAGCATCGCGATTGCACCTTGCTCGCGCGCCTCCTTGCGCGCCGTCTGCGCCGCCTTCGTCCTCCAATCCTCTGCATCTACCACGACGATTTCCGGCCCAACGCCATAGACCAGTTTGTGGAGCACAGACCCGGAGTCCATAGTGTCGCTGTGATTGCTTTTGGCCATGTTGCCAAGGCGCGGATGGGCTCGCCACGCGTGCTGTGGAGACTTGCCAAGTAGAACGCCGGCCATGTGGCTCGACAGCGACGGCTCCTCGCACGGGTCAGCGTGGTAGTCGTCGTGAGAGATGCCTCGGTGGATTCCAGCAAGAAGCGTTTTCATCGTCGCACCCACTCCGCGCAGACAACATTGACCACGTTGGATGCACAAGGCTCAACCGCGATTGTCGAATTAGACGACACGCGGATTCCGTCAACGCATCTGTTCACCTCAACGAACCCGTCTCTGTCGTGCTTGGTTGGGCAACTGAACTTGATCCCGCGTCCGTCATCGGGAATGTACACCTGCACATCATCGCCGTGCGCATAGCCAAGCTTGATCCCAGTCGGTTCACCAGCTCGCACGGTGGCCAGGTTGATTGCCCCGTCTCTCTGGCGCTGGATGCTCTCCACCTTCTCGCGTGCCCACTTCGGCAGCTTGGCCATCTCCTCGGGCGTGAATGTTGTCGTCACTTCACCCTCACATTCTTCGGCCCTGTGTATGTGCCGGCGTTGAGTTGCGCGCAGATCTCGCTCGCCTTCCGGTAGACGTCGAGCGTACGCGACGCTGGACCGGTCACTCGCACCTTGGCCTTGCCAAACTTTGTGCCTTTCCCAGAGGCACGCGGCACCAATTCGCAGCAGCCCACGGAGAACGTAGCGAACGGTGCTCTTACGCCACCGTTACCAGGCGTCCCCTTCCCGTCGAATTCGTGTTTCATGTCGTCTCGTATCCTTTCGTTTCAGTTTCGGCGTAGTCCCATGACACAAATTTCCAACCGTGCCAGCCGAGCAGGCATAGCACCAGCTGCATGGACTGCACGCCGGGGATAAGACCGTTTGGCGTCTCGACAGTCGTCTCGGTACTCTCATCGCCGCGCGCAAGCTTGACCGTGACCTTCACTTGGACACCTCGGCCGTGCCTGGGAAGAGCACGCTAACGAGCACCCAGCGGGCATCGCCGTAGCATCTCCTTGAGAGTTCTCGCTTCACGTCGTCGGTGATTAGCATGCGGTCGCCCGTCACAACAACAGAGCGTTCTGTTCCTGTCCGTCGGTCTCGGATACTAGCATATGCCGTGGCCATGTCACTTTCCCTTCTTCCAAGAAGTTCCGTGCCTGGTTGGCAGAGGCTCTCCTGCCACCTCGAAGTACCTGTCTCCCTTGCACAGGATTTGGGTGTATCCAGCATGCGCCGTCTGCTTTGCTCCTCCGAAGCGAGGACATGCATCTGGATATCTGCCATAGACTCGGATCATGTTATCGCATTCCGTTGCTCCATGAGGGCATGCTTGTGTTGAAACTCCAAATGGATCTATTCTTCCGTCGACGAGGTCGTGAAGAGCCTCGTATTCGGCGGCGTTGTTCCAAGGTATTCCCATGTCACTTTCCACCGAGCTGCTCGTACGAATGTAGCATCCCGTCCTGTTCGAGCGTGTCTTTGCAACGGGCGCACAGCCTCACATGCATCGCAGTTCTGCCTAGCCGTGGTTGCTCGTCGAGCCACCTGATGGCATCGTATGACACCGCTCTTCCACACTCATGGCACGTGCGCCAGCATCCTGCGCATGACCACGGTTTCTCAAAGTCCTCGCGAATCGGCACTCGTTCGCACGGGAAGTAGTCACCGCACGTATCGCACCGTCGCTGGCTCCCGGTGCGCCCGCAGTCGTAGCACCCGTTCTCGTCGTCGCATCTGCAGGCTGCTATTTGCATGTGGCTAGCTCATTCCTGGCCTTCAGGCCGGCCTGCTCGATTGCCCATCTGACAGCCTCGGCTCCGTCGTCGCATTCGTAGACTACGGTGTAGTCAGGACGATGGATGACTTTCCACTTTTCATCGACGAGCTTGATCCGGTATTTACCGACTAAACAGATCGACATCAGAGCACCTCCACAGGCGACTCGCGTGGCACTTCGCCGTGATCATTCGCCTCGTCGAAGCACTCGGCGCACAGACTATAATTGACTGGTCCATTGAGGATTCTGCCGTCTGCCATAATCGTAAGCAGGTGGCACGACACTGCAGCTAGAGGACCTCCTCCGTTCTCGTCTGATTGGCACAGGTCGCAGAGCTTGGCGGTGCTCATGGCTACCGTCCTCTCTCCGTAAGGTCAACTGTAACTTCGTCGCAAAGGTGCTCGTCGAATGTCATCTCATCAACCCTTCCTTGCTGCCATCCGCGCCATGGCCATTGAGAGCTCATTTTCAAGCCTGCGGATTTCAGCGTGCAGTGATCGAATCTCTGAATCTGCATCGTGCGCAAGCCTTCGGTGCTCCGCATTCCCGTTTGCTCCGATCATGGCGGCCAAGTACCCAGTCCGTCCGGCTGCGATCTGCGCCTTAACAGCCGCCATCCTTTCTATCTGATCTTGTGTTAGCGCCATCACACAACCTCCGGGGTAGGGGTCGGCATTGCGGTCACTTCGGTTTTGTCAATGACAATTTCTTCATCGGCCGATACCACGATCGTCACTGCTGACACTCGCGCTACCAGCGCTGCGAGGATGCCGTCCGTCGTCGCTCCGCCAGGCGTCTCGACACCGAAAATGTGGGCTGCTCTGACGAGTGCGCTGCGTAGCCCGCTTGAGTGAGCCGTCACGCGACCTTTGGTCGTCGAAATTTCGTATCTCATCACTCGCCCTCACGTCGAACGCATGGTACCGAGACGATCGCCACGCCAGCGTCGGTGATCTCTGCGCGATAGCCCCATTCCGCGCACGGCCTCGGGTCCGTCGAGGTGCACGTGTACTTCCCGTCGTCCGAGCGACGCCATGCCGTGCATTCTGGCTCTGGCGGCTGTGGGTCGCAAGCCACCGCCGTCGCGGCGAGCAGCCAGATCGAGTATCTAGCGATCGTGCCAAGCATTGCTTCCATTTCGTCGTCCTTTCTTCGTCGATTCGGTCCGGTCGAAATCGGACAGCTGTGGTCCGGTCTCGACCGCGCCGAAGCGCGGGGTTGGCTAGCCAGGGATCCCGTACGTAGACACCTGGTCGGCATCGCGCGTGTCGTACTCGATCACCTCGGCCCAGTACGCGCCGTCTCGCTCAAGATAGTCTGCCAATTCCTCCGCCGCTTCGCGCGTGGAGTATGCGCCGGCCACTTCCTGTGCGCTCGTGTAGTGCCTGATCACCGCGTATGCTGTCGTCGTCTTGGTCATCGTCGTCTCCTCCGTGATTCGGTCCGGTCTGCCCGCCGCTCGGGTGAGGCTTGTCGTGTCTACAGCCCCCTCGGGGAAAAGGTGTATATGCGCCACGCCGGGGACGTCGCGAGGTAGCCCGCCGGCAATGCGATCTGATTCGCCGCCAGCTCTCCGACGCTCGTGGTCCTGTGCGGGTAGACATCGGCAGTCCACTCCGCCAGCACGGCCTCGCCGAGATCGCGGTCGCGGTCCCAGTCCGCGAGCTTGCGCAGCTTCGCGGCGCTGCACTCCGCGCTGCACGGTCCGCCGTCTAGCGCCGGGCAGCCGGCCGCATGTCCGGCGGCGATGTGGGCAGCGTATTCCGCCCGCGCGGACGCGCGGGTGTCAGTGTCCTCTGACCTACTCGCGGCAATGATCCTAGCCGCTGATTCCATTTGCTCTGTCGTAATCTTCGTCGTCATGGTCGTCCCTTTCGTCGTCGTGCTTCGGTCCGGTCTGCTCGCTCGTGGAGTGAGCAGACCGCGCCGAAGCGCGGAAGTGGCACTAGTCGTCGGAGATCGCTTCCAGCGCGCCAACTTGGTAACCTCTATTGTAGTCTGCGAGCGCAGCGAAGAAGGCGTCACTTCGCACCTTGCACTCAGTCGACGATATCCCGAGGACGCTGGCCAGGCGAGGCGTTTCGCACGCGTTGATTAGCGCTTCGTCTGGTAGTACGTTGCCAGTGGTCAACCAACTCTCTATCTCTTCTCGACTCGGGTTGTCTTCGAGCGCCACCGCGCGTCCGTCGACCCTTCCTGATTCGTACGCCATGGTGTGCTTGCACTTCACCTCGCACTGATTCCACGCGACTCTCGCCTCGCCGATCGCGATTGATACGAGCTCGTCAACGGCACTCTCGTCTAGATTTGCAACCAGCCTTGACGCGCGAAGCCCGTCTGACAGTGAGCTTTCTGCCTGCGATCCAAATCTGCGATCGCTGGACTCGTCAACCAGTGCGGCGTGCTCCCCTTCAGCCCAGTTGCGACCGTACGCGCGTACCTGCAAAATCAACTCGTTCGTGATTTTCGTCATGGTGTCCCTTTCGTCTTTGGTTTCGTCGTCGTCGCCGGTGCCTGGGTTATCCGACTCGGGCCAGTACGCGTGACGCCAGTTCTTGGCTCGCCAGCGCCCCCCTATCCCACTGCCCACCCGCCGCGCGAAGCTCCCGTCGGCCGCCTCGCCCTCCCATTCCCGTCCCCGTCTCACGGAGATTGGTAAAGCAACCCGTGGGCCAATCTTCGAGCTGCCGTCGCGCAGTCGCAAACATGCGAAATTGTTAGGTTCCGATTTGGCACAGATTCGCATGCGGACGCGTTTCGTCGCCACGCCTTGCGTCGAAACGCGTAACATGTTGAAATCGTTGGCCGCAAGAATTGTCACCTCGAAACGCGCTTGCGACGTTTTTCGGCAGGCTTGACTTGCGCGCACTGACGTGACAATATTTGTCACATAGGTTATGGCAACCGCGTCACAAACCGTCGCCGCGTGGAACGCGCCAGCGTGCTGCGAGTCGTGCGACCTCTGCGACCACGAGCCAGCGGTGGTGGTGACTCGCAATCGTGCCTCCCGTGCGGCCTGTGAGCGCCAGGCGCAGCGTCTGCGGATCGCCGAGGCGGAGGCCGAGCTGTTCACGGACGCACCGGATTGCTACTAGCGTAAGTCGGCTATCCCGTGCGCTAGTAGCAGTCCCGACATTGAGTCGATGCGCTCGCACAACTGCTCGATGCGTATCGACAGCGCAACCGCTTCAAGATCCAGCTTGTAGGCGCGGTCCTCTGCCGTCTGCCTGGCCGACGCCTCGACTCTGAGGGCCTCGCGCAGCTCTGCCGTCGCCGACTCGACGTCGCGCTCGGCAGCGGCCAGCGCGTCCTCGGTGCGCATCCAGTCGCCGTGTCGCCAGGACTCGCGGCCTGTCCACTGCTGCTTGACCATGTCGCGATAGGAGTCGTATCCGGTAGCAGTCTCCTCCAGGTCGTACGTATGCACCGCCTCCAGGTGCGTGAGCGTGGCCGTCAAAACGCCTCCGCAAAGACGACTGGGCTCTTGAAGCTATGGAAGTCACCGGTAACCCACGAGACCCGACGGTTCCCGCAATCGCAGCGACGGTCGACACCGTCCCACCCACGGCAGTCCTCGCAAGTGTCATCACCTTCAAATTCCATCCATTCTCCATCGCCAGGGCGCACGCGCTCGATCTCCTCGTCGGCAGACACGTAGTTCGCTACCGCGATAGCATTCGCGCTCGAAAAGTCTGTCCCGAGCACCTTGCCGCGAGATTGGAGCCACGCGATCGCATCGTCGACTGTGATCGACGCCATTAGTCCACCTCGTCAGCAGATATGTACGCCGGCTTGAGTCTTGCCCACCTGGCCCGGCCGGCGTCGCTAGCCCGCGACTTGCGCTGTTCCGGCGTGAGCCGCGCGGCCGAGGCCTTCCCGCCGCGGGATCCTAGGGCGGCTGCCGCCTCTTTGAGGTCCGTGTCTTTCGTCTTCGCTTTTCGCATCATTCTCCTTTCGCAACGTGTAGCAAATCCGCTCCCGAGCGCACCACCGCGCTCGCGGCAAGTCTCCCCGACGCCATGAGCGCGGCCATCCGCGCGGCTACGCGCACCGGCCCGGCGGCGCGCAGAATCGCTGCGTGCTCGGACGGCATGCGTAGGTGCAGCAGCTGAATCCTCGTGCGCCAGGTGGCGCGTCGACGAAGAGTCATTCCTCGCCCTCGTGCTCGCGCTCGAAGGCCTCGGCGATTCGCTTGCGCGCCTCTTCCTCTGGTAGAGACGCTAGCGCTTCTAGCGCAGCCTGCGCCGCTATGTCGTCGTCGGTCTGCTGGTAGCGCAGCGTCCGCGCTGGTGTGTAATCTGCTGTCATGCGAGTCCTTTCAGCGCCGCCACTATCGCACGTGCTCGCTCAGGCGACAGCGACCTAGCCGCGATGTCGATCCCTGCAGCATGCGCTCTGATCTGCAGGGTGGGCGCGAGTTCGCGCATCTCGCTGGCGACGAGCTCGTTGGCCGCGGTGTCTTTCATCTCAGCTTTGAGCTGCTCATTTTGGCGACGTATGTGCGTTGCGTGCTCGACCAGCAGCGCGACGATTTTGACGACGTCTATTGGTCGCTTGCAGTCGTTAAGCGAACGACGTCGCGTGCTACCACCGTAAAGCGCTTCGAATTGTATTTCTATGTGACCGTCGTATCTCCGCCCAGCCCAACCGCTTCCAACAGAGTGGGCGTATCCGCGCACGAACACGCTCGCGTCGCAGCCAGCAGCGACAGCTTTCTCTCTGATTTCGTTTGCTAGCGCCTCAGCTCGCGCGGTCGCTGAATCCCTCAGTTCGTCGTTCGTCATGTCGTCTCCTCCTGTCTCGCGTCCGGTCTGCCGTCTCGGGTCCGGCAGGCCGCGCACGAGGCGCGGGAGGGCTAGAAAAAAGATTCCCAAACCCCGTCGATCTTCTGCAGAACCACCATACGCTTGTATCCCCACGATGATCCTGCCGCCGCGCGCACTTTGTACTCGCTACCAGGATTGCTATTACGAAGCATATTGGCGCAATCCACCGCGGCCTCGTAGCTACGGAATTCCCTGCGAATCTTTGTCGTCGTCATGGTTACAGAGCCTCCATCGCCGCGGCCAGCTCGTCGTCTGTGAGAGCGCGCGCGGCGTCCGCAATCTGCGCAGCCAAATCGCGGTCGAAATCGTGCAGCTCTTTGCGCGTCATCTTGCGCGCCGGCGGGTTCGTGTGAGCGAGCGTCACGTACCGCGTCTGCCTTTCGTTCAATTTCGTCGTCGTCATGATCTTAGACTAGCTTAGCGCTTAGCAGCCGTCAAGAGATTTTTTTGTGGTACCGCACTTTTCTTTCAGCGCCCTGCGCCGAGCCTTTGCGTCAACGTATGCAGTGTCGCAGCATAGGCACACTTGGTGTCCGACAATCCAGCGCCCACACACACATTGGTGCATCTGGTAGGCGCGACTGGCGATTCGGAAAAGCGTCTTGAAAAGACGAGTGCGCATCAGTCAGCCTCGCTCTCAAGAAGATTGTATTTGCTGCACACCGCCTTTGCTTCGCGCATCGCGTATGCGTAACATGCCGGCCATTCCTGCAAGCAGCAACCGCCGTCGCTGACTTGGATCGTGTCCCGTTCGAAGTTTCGCACCACGCTGTAAGTCTTCTTCGTCATGATTGCGCCTACCTGAAGCGCCTGGATCGCTTGATCTCGTCGCGCCTGGCTCGGTAACTTTTGCGAAACTGTACCTCCTGAATTTCTGCTATCCGCGGCTCATAATCTCCTCGCCAGCGCGACGCTTCATCGTCAGCCTGCGCCTTCGATTCGGTGCGCAGCACCTCTACTCGCTTAAGGGTTGAATTGACAATCGTCACGCTGTATGTCGCCATCTAGAAACCTCCCCGAGACACCGCCTTGAGCCCGTCCTCGATTTTGAAGTACAACGCCCAAAGCCGATTCATCGTGGATGCGCTGCGGCCCGCGGCATCGGCAGCGTCAATCTTCGCACGTTGTGCGGCCAGCTGTTCCGTGAGAGTCTTTGTCGTCGTCGTCATGATCATATACTAACCGCTGGGCTGGCTCCCGTCAAGGAAGATTCGCCAACTTTCCGTAGACGCGCGAAGTCTTTAGTGATGGTTAGGAGTTGCCGCGTCAGACGGTGGGCGTTCGGGGGAATCGGATCTGCCCGTGCGCCTTCGCTTCGTCGAACCTCGCCTTTGCGCGTTTCCAGGCCTTCCCCTTGCGGTTCCTTGGATCGTCGAACCTACCGCCGATCGAAATGTTGAGCAGGTTCTCTTTCGACGACAACGCCGCGATCCAGAACTCCTCGCAGAGTTTCCACCTGTATTTCAGGCAGATCTCAAGCACTGTGATCTCCGGCGTCACCCCGTCAGCTCGCATCTGTCGCAGCCAAGCACCAACGCGCGCGTTGGATGGAGAGAACTCATGCTCCCACAGCCGTTGCGCAAGAGTGTTTTGCGTCTTTCCCACGTAGCGTATGACATGATCTCGCGGATCCGAAATGCCATAGATGTATGCTTCGCCTGCGCACTTCTCGCGAGACTTTGGGTAGGACGTGGACAGATCGATGTCTCCGATAGGCCTCAGAGATGGAGGGCCAGCCCATGGCTCATATTCGCGCCCGATCCGTTCGGAGAACACTGTGCCTAGAATCGCCGAATCCATGGAGGCGACCTCTGCTTGCATGCGCTCAACGCGGATGCGCGATGCCTTCATCTCCGCTTCCCGCCGAGCCTTCTTTCTGGCCTTGGAGTTCCCCTTGTGGGGATGCTGGACTCTTTCACAACGAGGGGGGAGAGGAGGCAGGCCTTCCCTCTCTCTGCGCATGGCTCGAATCTCTGCAGCAACGTTGCCAGTTGAGTAGTTGCTCCAAGCTGGAATACGTGGTAGTCGTACTTTCACAGGTCCCATCAACCTGAAGTCTAGAGCGGCCCCTTGGCACATGTCAAGCGGGCCGTTCGGCTGTCTGGGCCTTGACTTTCGCGCGATGGCGTGCGACCTTGGGCGACTGACGTTCTCGCGGAGGCCTCGGACGTGCTAGGATTCTCCAAATGCCTTGCCAGTCGCTGAAGTTTCGCCCCAAATCGTTCATCGAGACCATGAAAGCGGCGGGGCTCAAAATCCGCGACGACATGACGCCATCGGAACTCAGGGATCTCGACAATCGGATTGCTGAGCGCTCATCGGAGTCGGTGATGACGTGCGGGACGGCTCCACTTGAGCCGATTTGCTCCTGCGGCTACGTCGCTGACTACCTCTGCGATTGGCCTGTTGGCGACGGGAAGACGTGCGACCTTCCGATGTGCGAGGTCTGCGCGCACGAGATCGGCGAGGACAAGCACGCGTGCGAAATCCACTGGCACGAATTCCAGCACAGGACGGGCGTCAGTCGCATGTTCCCTGCAGGGCCAAGACTGGTGAAGTAGCATGACGGATCAGCCAACATTCGATGATCTTGCCGACAGGTTCGGCGATCCGCCCGTGACGGTACTAGCGTCAGCTCGCCCGCCTCTCCCGAAGGACGGCCCCGGTAACCGATGGGCGCGCGACTGGCGAGGCAGGCCGGTGAACCTCTGGGGCCTGCGCAAAGGAGAAGACGGAAAGTGACCACAATCGATCGTGCGTGCTAATTCCTAGACAAGGTGAATGACACCAGTAGAGACTTGACTTTTCTGTCGTGGTAGTATCCGGGAACCGCCAAGTGGTTTAGAGCGGGTGAAAGGTTGGACCGAAAATGGCACAAGGTGACAAGTGTGGGAACTGCGAGCGATCGTTGTATACGGCAGGGGTCACGAAAGGGATCTGCGTCCTCCCGACGCTGCCAAACTTCATCCCGGCGACCCAGCGTAGCGGCGAGGTTGACCCGGAGAATACTACCGTATGCGAGTACTACAGCAGAATGCACCCTAACCACGGGAAGGGGAACGGCTAGCGCTTGCCTTCGTATCCGCTTCGTTCTAGGTTGACTGCATGAACTTCAAGAGCAACCATCCGTCGGGACAAGACCGCGGGAGGTACGCTCACAGGCAGTCAAGGGACGCGCTGGCAGGTACCCGGACGCGCGGTAAAACGCGGCGCCGTGAGGTAGGGCAAGGCCACATGCGAAGGGGCGTCGGCCCCGCGGACTCGGCCATGTGGACAGCGAAGTAGCCACCAAACTCCACCACGTCCAAGACAGCACCGCAGAAGAAGGCAGGCCTCCTGATTCTCTCTCAAGAGATAAGGGGAAGCGGAGTCCTCATCTTGCCAAAACCTCAACCGTCAACACTACTCTTCAATCGCTAGCCAATTTCTTTCGCGTGCTGGCCTCAGTGACTACGACTCGGGCCAGGCATGGGGCATGATGATGCTGTGACAGACGAAACACCCAACCCATTGCCAGCCAGTGCTGACGCAGCGGCGCGAAGAAACGCTAACCTGAGGCCGCTGAAGCCTGGGCAGAGCGGGAATCCAAGCGGCTCGAATCGCTGGATGGCGGCTCAGGCGAGAATCGCGAAGATCATGAGCGAGTATGAGCCGGGGGCGAAAACGAACCGGCTCGACGATGTGATCTTGGCTGCCTACAAGACGGCGATGCTGCCTGGCCTCAAGGGTGCCCCCGATCGCAAGCTATTGATCGAGCATTCGGCTGGCAAGCCGAAGGTGGCGGTAGACGTGTCCAGCCCAGACGGCAGTCTCGGCTCCGCTGCAACTTCCAGGACCACGGCAGAGTTGCGCGAGTTGATCATGCTCGCACTTGGCGTGAAGGCTTCCGAAGTCGCCGCCGCTGCCGAGAAGGTGGCCGAGCAATCACAGGTCGACGCCGATGGTGGACCTGGCAAGTCTGAGTAGGGACCAACTAGAGGCCATCGCTTCGAGCCTGGCAGCCCTTGGCGGAAGCGAACGTCTCGCTGACTTTATCTGCCGGGTGTCGCCTCATCACCCGCCCCCTCGGCACATTTGGCCTCTCATGGCAGAGCTGGAGCGAGCTCGATTCGAGCCGCTTCGTCTGTGCGTCCACATGCCGCCGCGACACGCCAAAACTGTAACCCTTCTGCATGCGCTTGCGTGGTGGGTGCAGAACTGGCCGGCTGACATGAACGCCTATATTAGCTACAACGACACGATCGCACTGTCCAAGTCGCGGCTATGTCGGAACATCGCGAACCTCGCAGGGGTGCAGCTGGGTGGCAACAGTGAAGCGGCTGGAGAGTGGACCACGAGCGCAGGCGGCGGGGTCGTGGCGGCTGGCGCAGGCGCAGGACTCACTGGGCGCGGGTTTCAGGGGCTCGTGGTGGTTGATGACCCCTACAAGAATCGCGAGGAGGCCGACTCGCAGGTGGTGCGCACTAAGATCTGGGAGAATTTCAATGAAGTTGTCATGACCAGGCTTGAAGGAGCGTCCGTCGTCGTCTGCCACACGCGGTGGCACCAAGACGACTTGATCGCTGGGCTGGTCAAGCAGGGCTGGGACCACATCAACCTCGCCGCGCTCGCGGAGGATGGCGACCAGTTGGATCGCGCGCCAGGCGAGGCTCTCTGGCCTGCAGTCTTCCCGCCCGAGTCGCTTCACGCAATTCGCTCACAGATCGGCGAGTGGTCATTTGCAGCACTCTACCAGGGCCAGCCTCGTCCGCGCGGGCATTCCCTGTTTGGGCCAGAGACATACCACGACAACGACAGCATCGACGGCCATCAGCTCGTCATCTACGCCGACCCAGCGGCCAGCGAGAAAACCACAGCTGACTATGGCGTCATGATGTGCATGGCGGTTAGGGGGCGAAAAGAGCAACGCACTGCCAAGGTGCTGGACCTGTGGCGGGGACAAGTCACGGTTCCTGAATTCGTGCGCAAGCTCGTCGCATTTCAGGCCAAGCACAACGGGGCCTATGCGTTCGTCGAGTCGGTGGGAGGGTTCAAGGCCGTTCCGCAGCTGATGCGCGAAATCGGCGGGAAACAACTCCGCTTGCGCGAAGACCAGCCCAAGGGTGACAAGTTCCAGCGGGCTCAGTCGGTGGCGGCGGCATGGAACGACGGGCGTGTTACCGTGCCAAGAAGCGCGCCATGGGTTCATCAGTTTCTACTCGAAGTGCAGGCTTTCTCTGGAGTGAACGATTCACACGACGACCAGGTCGACTGCCTGTCAGGCTGTTGGAATAGCGCGGACAAGGCGCGGTCGATTTTCTCAGTGTTCTAGGAAGGACCACCATGCCAAACATCTTCTCTCGACTCTTCTCGCGGCGGCCCGCCGGATCTCCAGTCGTCAACGACAGCATCCCGACCGTCACTCCGACCGACCCAAGAGGGCGACCTGGCGTGTTCGCGGTGGACGGGATCCAGAACCTCATCTCTGGTATGGGGACGACTGCTGACCACAGCTATCACACTCAGTATCTCCAGGAGACTGGCGTCGACCGCACCACGTGCGACGCCATCTTCCGATCGTCGTGGCTTGCTCGCAGGGTGGTCACTTCGATCGCAGACGACATGTGCCGCAAGTGGCGCACGGTCATGTGGGACGGCAGCAGCGACGATGACGGAATCTTCGACATCCAGCGGGAAGAGCTTCGAGTCGCCCTCCCAAAGCGCGTCCACAGCGCGCTGAAGTGGGCACGCCACTACGGCGGCGCTATCGTCGTGATGATTGTCAAAGGGCAAGACGACCTCGCCGAGCCGATCAACGTCGATCGCGTGAAGAAGGGTGACCTGCAATCGCTCGTGGTGTACGACCGTTGGCGGCTCTACGGCGCGCCCCCGGACAAGTTCGTGGGCAACAACCCGCACCTACTCGTGCCCTACCTGAACCAGCAGCTGGGCGATCCAAACTTCGGCCTGCCTGAATACTACTACCTCGCCGACACCTCGATGCGGATTCACCACACGCGGTGTGTGCGTTTCGACGGCGAGGAGTTGCCGTGGACGGACTGGATGCGGAATGCCATGTGGCATGACAGCGTCTATCGCTCGCTCATGGTTGCGATCAAGAACTATGACACTCTCATCGCAGGGTGCGGACACCTCGTGCAAGAGGCCAGCGTGGACGTCCTCAAGGCCGGCGATCTAACTGACAACCTAGCCGACGACAAAGGGCGGTCGGTAATCGCCGCCCGCTACCAACTGCTGTCGATGATGAAGAGCGTCCATCGCATGATCGTTATCGACAAAGACCGCGAAGACTACGACCGCAAGCCGGTGTCTTTCAGCGGGCTACGCGACCTGCTCGACCGATTCGCCCAGGATGTGGCCGGCGCCGCAGAGGTGCCGCTCACGCGGCTATTCGGCGTGTCACCTGGCGGGTTGAACGCCACGGGTGAGCACGACCAACAGAACTACGACGACCACGTCGCGGCCAAGCAGACTGCGGACATGTCACCGCAGCTATACCAGCTTGACCAGGTGATGGTTCGCTCGGCGCTCGGCTACATGCCCGATGACTACCGATTCACGTGGAACCCACTCCGCCAGATGAGCGAGGCCGAGAAAGCGGACATCGGAGTTAAGAACTCCACCCGCGATAACACGTACTTCCAGATCGGCGTGCTTACCGAGGGAGCTATTGCTCGAGAACTGCGTGCGAGTGGAGCCTACCCGAACATGACTGAGGACGATGTCAACTTGGCCGAGGGGTTGTCGGCGCCGATGGATGCCGAAGGGGCAGAACTCGAGGGCGGAGGCGCCCCTCCCACTGCGGAAGGCGCGAAGCCCGCGGGCAGCAACCTTGGCCTGACCCCGACCATGCAAGGGGCGATCGTGACCGTCAACGAGGCCCGCGCGAAGATGGGCCTGGGGCCGTGGCACGATGCCGACGGGGAGCTGACCATCGTCGAATTCCAGGCGAAGCACGGCGAAGTGGTGGCCGAGTCGGTAAACGCCGAAGCGGGCACGCCAGACGGCCCTGCGCCGAAGGTTGTGGCGGCGCCATTCGGGAAGAAGCCAGCGGCGGCGCCCGAGATGGAGGGCGATGAAGAGGAAGAAGACGAGGATGACGACGAAGGCGAAGGCGCCACCGCTACTGACGCCGACATCGTTCGCGACGAATGCGGCGGGAGGTTTGGAGAGCGCGGCGGCCAGATTGGGACTACCCGCAAGGGAAAGCCAGTGATGGCCCCAGCGCGCGATGACAACTTCGCCGCCAACGAGGCGTTCAGGCAACACCCAGAGAAGGACTTCCTCCCGATCGCAGCACTCAAGCACGTGGAAGAGGCTGGCAAGGACTACGACGAGGCGGACCACCGAGACGCGCACAAGGTGTTGATGGGCGCTGCCCGCAAGCAGTTTGAGCTAGGCAACGTGCAGCGGGCGCACCACTTGGCTTCGGTTGCGCAGGCGCATCGGTACGCTTCCAGGGACGCAAAGAAGGCGAAGGCATAAATCCCGCCACATCCGCTCGGATTCGTGCTAAGGTTGCCAAGTCGACGTCCCGCCGTCGCGAATGGATGCTCATTTGTTCCTCCGAACCTACCGATGCGGGTGCCACCCCTGGACCGGCTAGCCCGGTGTGGAATTCTTTCTTCCTTTCTCTCCACCCAAGGCATTAATCCAGGGATTATTTTTCATGAGCAAAGCGTACGGTTGTGCTAGCTTTGGGCGCATGGGAGACCACAAGCGAAAGGACGCTCCGGTGCCGCCGGCCAAACAAGCAACGCCTGCGCCTCAGACGAGGATTGCCATCGGGCAAATCTGGGATGACGTTCGGGTGACGAACAACCCAAAGGTGAACCGCCTCGCTCTGAAGGTCGGGGCGAAACTGCCGCCGATTCAGGTCGTAGCGCACGCGTCGGACGGTGGCATGTGGGTGTGCTCGTTCGTCGGCGAGCGCGCTACGCACATCGTGGCCGACGAGGATATGCTGCTGACTGGGAAGGTGCGCGCGTGAAGAAGATTCCTTCTCTGTTCGTTCGCGACTTCGGCCACGACCCAAGGCTGGTACTTCCGCAACTCACACCGGGATGCGAATGGGTGTTGAATGGCGAAGGTGTGGCTACCAGGAAGCGTGATGGGACTTGCTGCATGGTCGATGATTCTGGTCGGCTCTGGCGACGCTACGATGCCAAGGGCGGTAAGACCCCACCGGATGGTTTCGTGCCGGCGCAGGCCGAACCAGACAAGAACACGGGGCACTGGCCAGGATGGGTGCTCGTCGGAGATGGGCCGCAAGACAAGTGGTATTATTCGGCGGTCTGGCCAACGTTGCCTGGGACATATGAGTTGTGCGGACCAAAATTCCAGACCAACGCGGAAGGCCTTGCGCAACACAGGTTCTTCCGGCACGGGGAAGAGGTGCTTTGGACCGGCTTGATGTTCGGATGCCGCTCGCACGGCAACTCTGATGAAGCCTTCGTGGCGCTCCGGTCAGACTTCCAGGTTCTCACCATGGAGGGCGTGGTCTGGCACCATCCAGATGGGCGCTTGTGCAAACTCAAGCGAAGCGATTTTGGGTATCAATGGCCGGTGCGCGCGTGAATTTTTGGGCATACTTCGATACGCATTCGTACCAGGCGTGGGTCCTGGTAGTAGCGATTGGGCTTTTCATCTTGGCGATTGGATTTGGCACCGAGTCGTTCCTACGAGAGCGTGGGAAGCACAAGTGAATCCCCAGGTGAAGGCGGTGTTCGGATGACTCGCCACCGCAGCATGATCGAGTCTCACCCTTTGGGCGCAACCGCCGCGGGCCACCTCCTGGTCGAGCACTCGCAGAGGCAGGCCGCGTCCGGGCACCACCCGCTCAAGCTCGCCATCGCCATCCAGTTTTGGAAGGGCGACAAGCGCGCGGCGTTGCGGCTGGCGAGATTCCTTGCCGACGTCGAGCCTAGCAGGCGCGAGGACGTGATGCTCATCCTGGCGAGCCGCTACGACTTGAAGATGGACAACGAGATCGCCAAGACGATGATGTATTGCGGGAGGAAGTTCTACGTCTCGCACGTGCGTAGCCTGCGCGAGGCGAAGGGCCACCCTGCCGGATGCTTCGGTCTTTGGGCTGGCACCGCTGACCGCTGCTATGCAAACTACTCGGCGAAGGGTTGGCCGTGGCACAACGTCTTCTTCGTCGAGGCTGAGGGCGTTCCAGCGCGGTGGGACTGGATCGATCACCTGAAGAGGCTGCACGCAGCGAACCTGGCGACGGGCAAACGCGTGACCGGGGCGATCATGGAGGCCAGCCAGTTCTACGACCGCCACGTCAACGGGACGCTCGCCATGCATATGAGCTGCTGGGCTGACCACCCATCGTTGCACGTTTGCCCTGATACCGAGGCGTGGGACTGCTTCCATTCTCAGGTGCTTGTCAGCGAGGCTGGCCATCACCCTGCAGTCGCGAACCTCTACGGAGCCCACAAGCTGTCTCTGAGCACGTACAAGACGCTAGGGAGAGACTTCGCGTGGATTGCCAGCGTGAAGGACGGCAGCGCCTGGAAGTGCGCGCAGAGCCTCGTGGGTCGCGAATGGAAACGGCTGCTGCTGTCGGCGTGGCCAAATGCCTTGAAGAAACCGAAGGCGCCGAAGGTGGCGCGGAAAGGGAAGCGCTCGAAGTGAACATTCGCAAATGGCTGGCAGAGTCAAAGGTGCAAGCTAGGACGTGTGCCGTATCGTTATTGCTTTGGGCAGCGTCGCTCATAATGGTCGCTGGAGTCTCCATGTATTTGGGGTTCGTCGTCAAGATAGCTGTTGTATCGTTCCGATACGGATGGGAAATCACAGTAGTGCCGCCATGGTAGACAGGCTGTATCCATCCGGCAACGGCATGACCGACCTCCTCGCGCGCTCGAGCCAGCGAGTGCAGCCGTCTACGATCATCGACGTCGGCGCATCGGATGGCAGGTGGAGTGCGGAGGCCTTGCGATTCTGGCCCGACGCCAACATGATTCTCATCGAGGCGGACGAGCGGCACCGCAAAGGACTGGACGCATTCTGCGCAGCTCACCCGAATGCTCACGCGGTGCATGCGCTGGCGGACGATCACGAAGGGGAAGGGAACTTCGCATCTGACGCGACGGATCCGTTCGGTGGGCAAGGTTCCTCGGTTTCAAGGCCAGACACTCGCGCGGTGAGGAGCACTACGGTTGATGTCCAGGTAGCGCGCTATGGCTTCCCTGGCCCCTACCTGCTGAAGCTAGACACGCACGGGTTCGAGGTGCAGATCTTGGACGGCGCGCGCGACACGCTGGCTAACTGCTGCGCGCTCGTGATCGAGGCGTACACGTGCAAGCTACAGCTAGGCGCGCTCACATTCGGTGGGATGGCGGAGCGGCTCGCGACGCTCGGCTTCGTCGCTACCGACATCGCGGACGTCATGCGCAGGCCGCTTGATGGGCGTCTATGGCAATTTGACCTCATGTTCGAGCGCGCGGGCGGGCTCGTGGGCGAGCCGAGGTACAAGTGATCGCCGACATCGTCGTCAAGTCGCACCCGGCCGACTATGAGTGGCTGCCGCATCTCTGGTACTCCATCGAAAAGAACGTCACCGGGTTTCGGCGTGTGCTCCTGCTAATCGAGCGCCAGCACTACCTGCCGCCCGTACCATCGTTCGTCGTGGTCCAGCGCTGCGAGAACTGGGGCGGCACGCCGGTTGGCGGGTACCGCGGCCAGTGCATAGAGAAGCTGCGCGCGCACCTGCACACGGATGCCGATATCATCTGCTTCGTGGATTCGGATTGCGTATTCGTGCGCCCCGTGGACTTCCGCACGTTCACCTGGCCGCTCATCGTCACGCCGTGGGAGCAAGCCGGCGATGCCATCTGCTGGTACGAATCGACGAAGCGCGTGCTTGGGTTCGATCCACCGTTCGAGACGATGCGGACGTTCCCCTTCGTCTACCCGAGTTCGTTCCTGGCAGAGGTGTGGCAGCACATCGGCGGCATCGCCGGCATCATCGGGCACCTTCGGGAGGGAATGGAGCGGCTGTCAGAGTTCAACGTCCTGGGGAACTACGCGGTCGCCCGCCGGCCTGATTTGTTCCGCATCCTGCGCACCGACCGCGAGCCGTGCCCAGAGCAAGTGATCTACCAGGCATGGAGCCACGGCGGCGACACGCGCGAGGAAGTGATCGCAGAGCGGAAGCGGTGGGGGCTTAGATGAGCGGCCATATCAAGTGCGAATGCGGTGGAGATCTCATGCCTGCCACGCTCCACAACTTCGACGCGTCAGTGTACTCAGGCAAGCGCACCATCCTGGCCATGGCCGATGGATATCGCTGTTCTGAGTGCGGAGGTGAGACGATCGATGGCTCCACGATCAACATGCTCATGCGTAGGCGTATCGACCGTACTGCAGGCCACATCATCGCGACGCTTCCATGACTGGCAAGCCAACCATCCGCATCCTGCACGGGCTCGCGCGCACGGGTGGGACAATCGTCTCCAGGTGCATAGGGTGCATGAGCGGCGTTGCGCTGCTGTCCGAGATCCACCCGACGCTGTGCCACGAGTGGAACAACCCGCGCACGCAGGCTCGCGAATGGTATGGCGTTGACGTTCAGGTTGGCCTGCCATTCGTCGATACCGTGGCCGCGCTGGAAGAGGCCTTCAGAGCTCGTGGGCTCGCGCTGGTGCTGCGTTCGTGGGACTTCGTGGACTATGTGCCAAGCCGGCACAACGTCGCGCCAGCGATGCTCTCGACGCTTGTGGAGACCTTGCGGGAGCGCTTCGAGCTCAGGGAGGCGTGGCTCACGCGTACGCCTGCCAACATGCTAGCCAGCCTGCGTCTGTTCATGCCTGATGACGACGTGCTAACCGATGCCGGGTTTGCCGCCGGCTATGCGGCCTACAACGCCAAGTCCGGCGTCCCGCGGGTGTCACACGAGATGTTTTGCGAACACCCGCGTTTCGCTATAGACGCCATCTGCGCTGGCCTAGGCCTCACGGTAGACCCCGGCTGGCCCGACAAGTGGCAGCGCTACGTGAACGTCACCGGGGACATCGAGAATCAGCTGGCGCGGACGGTGATCGGGTAGTCAGTAGCGCCCACGACAGTTGCGACACGACATACTTTGCCTCTTGTTCTTTCTCGTCTCTAGCAGCGCGTTCGGTCGGTTCATTTCCCATCGCGCCCCTCTATTCTGGCGATGAGCGCGTACGACTCGGCGAGTTCCGGCAGACCCGCGCACAGTACGCGAGTGTTGCACGCGTGGGCAAGCTTCGCGAGCATGGCCAGCAACTCGGGTGCTGCCAGCATCATCCGCTTGGCAGCCACCGTGGAATAGCAGCACTCATCGCGCGATTCCCACGACATGACGTCGTCTCCATTGGCATCGAGCACGCGCGCGACTTCCAAGCTATCGTCAGGGTTGCCAGGCTCTCCGAATTCGCGCTTGCGGCGTTGCTCTCCGTTGGCATCAGGCGGTCCCCATTCGTCGCCATACCAAGTCTCGCGCCACGGTCCAGGGTGGTTCATTTCGCCGCCTCGCCAGCAAGGCCAGACTTCCTCGCCTCTCGCTCTCCCAGCCTTTTCTCGATGAGCGCACCCGTCCCAGGCTGAATCTCAAGCCCTGCCACCGCGCACTTCAGGGTGATGGGGCTGACGCCAAGAAGCTTGGCGACCCGCGTGGCGCCCCCCTGACCACCAAGGCTCTTCTCCGCGATCAGCTTGGACACGCGCTCTCTGGTTTCATCGGGCAATCTGTAATCCGCTTTGGCCATCATTCGTTGTTACTCCTAATCGGTGAACTGTTAACCACACACTTTAGCCCATTTCTTACTGGACACGCAAGGAAAACTATCATCTGTTGACGCTGCGGATTCACAATTGAGTTCGTGGGCCTCGACATTCAAACCCTGCTTGCCTCGGTGAAAAACCGGAGGCAACGCGCGCGTATGCGCGGGAGCAGGCGTGCGCGAGCTGTCAGGCCCAGCCGCAAGACAGAGTTGGCCTACAAGGCCAGGCTGCTGGCCATGGTGAAGCGCATGCGTTCGATCGTCGAGTCGGCAATTCTGCAACTCCGCGATGAGTGGCCGGCGCAGGCAGGAGATTCCATCGTCGTCGGCGATGCCGTCCCGATGAGCATCGCGCGCATCCTGAAGAGCGCGGCGAAAAAGTTCGGCAACATCGACTCTTGGGCCAAGGGGCTGGCCGACTTCGCGGCAGTGTCGGTGCGCAACGATGTCGACGAGCGGCTGGCCAGCTCAATTCGCCAGGCCATCAGCGTCGATGTGTCGAGTTTGCTACGGGCAAATGGCCCGCTGCTCGAAAGCATGAAGGACGCCACAAAGGCCAACGTCGACTTGATTCGAACGGTGCCAGAGCAGTACCTCGGCAAGGTCGAGGAAGCCGTCACCGGCGGGTGGAGCCAAGGCCAACGCTGGGAATCGATTGTCGAACAGGTCAAGCACGTTGGCGATGTCACCGAGAGTCGAGCCGAAGTCATCGCGCGCGACCAAGTCGCAAAGATGAACTCGTCTTTCAACCAGGAGCGCCAGCAGCAAGTCGGGATCGAGAAGTACGAGTGGTCGACGTCGCAGGACGAACGCGTACGTCCATCGCACCAAGAAGTAGACGGCAAGGTGTTTCGCTGGGACGAACCAGGCCCGGTCGCCGGATCGGTAGACGGAGAGCCTTGCCACGCTGGGCAAGATATTCTTTGTCGCTGCGCAGCATTGCCCTACATCGAATTGGAGGGGGCTGCATGAGGACCTGCACTGTCTCAGACCTCTTCGCCATCAGCCAGCGCGTTGTCAACGATGCGGGCTTTCTCGTGGCGCCTGGGGTGATTGCCAAGGCCGGCAACATCCAGACGTATCGAGCGGCGGAGATCGGTTTGGACGGAGATCCGAATCGGATTGTGAAGTTGTACCGACCGCGCGAGGAGGTGGCCAAGTCGGTCCCCACCTTCGAGGGCGCGCCCATCACGAACGACCACCCACCGGGTAAGTGGGTGACGGCCGACAACTGGAAGGCCTACGCAGTCGGCGATACCCGCGGTGTCTCGATGGTTGGCGACGACATGCAGGCGACGCTGACCGTCCGCGATCAAGGCGCGGTGAAGGACATTCTCAACGGGAAGTCAGGACTGAGCAACGGCTACCGCTTCCAGTTCGACGATTCCAAGAAGGCCACGCCCACGGGCGAGGCGGTCGACGGATGGATGGTCGACATTGAAGGCAACCACACCGCAATCGTTTCCAAGGGTCGGGGCGGGCCAGACTGTCGCGTCGCCGACGAGAACCCAGAAAACAAGGAGTCCGACAACATGAGTACACGTAGAGTCATCGTTGATGGACTGCCGCTCGACCTCGAAGAGGTGGCTGCTGTCACCGTCGAGAAGCAGCAGTCCAAAATTGTCAAGCTTGCCGCCGACGCAGAGACGGCGCTGAAGTTGGCCACTGATACCGAGACGGTATCGAAGGATCTTGAGGCGAAGTTGGCCGAGGCCACTGGGAAGCTTACCGCCGCCGACGCCGAGATCGCCGCGCTAAAAGCCAAGGTCCCGACCGAGGCACAGATCGAAGCGCTGGCAGAAGAGCGCGCCGTTGTCGTAGCTGACGCTGCTGTTCTGGCGCCAGACCTGAAGCCGGCCGGCAAGACCGTCGATCAGATTCGGCGAGAAGCTATCACCGCCGCCTCGGCGAAGAACGAGACGATCAAGACCGTGGCTGACGCCGCTCTAGGCGGAGTCGCTGTGGACAAGGCAACAGCCGAAGTTGTCCGCGCTGCATTCGCCGCCGCTCGCGCGACCGCCAAGCCGCAGACAACCGCCGCCGACTCGCAGACCGCAGCCGCTCTTCTGACTGCCGGTTCTGGCCGCAAGGCCTCGGATGCGGAGGACAAGCCCTCGGGCTACTCCGCGTATTGCTACAACCTCACCCATCCCAAGAAGGCATCGGCCGCCTAACGGCCCAAGCAAGGAGAATGACCCATGGCAGTTGCAACGCTTGCGACCTTCGGCGGTACCACCTTTGATTTGGGGTACGCCGGACAAATCGCCAACCAAGAAGAGTGTTCGATTTTCAGCCTCACCAATGGCAGCACGACCGGAGGCGATGATAGCGCCGGCATGCTCGACTTCGGCATTGCAGTCGCTCGGCACGCCACCGCAGGATACTGCAAGCGCATCGCCGCGGACGCAGATCTCCCGATCGGGATCACGGTCCGTCACGTCACCATGCCGACTGCCCCGTCCACTGGTGCCATTGGCTACCGCGCGACCGAGGAAGTCGCGATCATGTACCTCGGAGACGTCTACTGCATCGCCTACGAGAACGTCACCGCGGGAGACAGTGTCCTGAGCGTCACCGCACAAGGCGGGAAGCTTTCTGGCCCCACCTCTGGCGTGGCTGGAAGCGGTCGCGTCGCAATCCCCAATGCGCATTGGGTGACAACCACTACCGCTGGCAGCGTCGGGCTCGTCCGGCTCACCGGCGTTAGCAACCCCAAGACCACCACGTAAGGCAGGAGAAGCAACCATGTCTGAAGGAAAGAAACTGGTCAAAGTAGTCGACTCCGAATCCTGCCAGCCGAGAATGGTCGCGCTCGATGAGGCGCGTATGCAGGACTTCGACCGTGGCATCCGCCGGTGCTTCCAGGAGACGGCCAATCCGTACCTGTTGGGCGCTGACTCCGCCGAGGGCATCGCATTCATGGTCTCGCAGCTGGCCTACACCGAGGCGCAGACCTATGAGCGTGAATACCAGGAGATGCAGTTCCGCACGCTCCTGCCCATCACCGCCGAGGCTGGGCCTGACGCGGCCACGGTCCGCTATCAGGTCTACGATCACGTCGGCCAAGGCAAGCGGATCAACGGCGTCGCCAAGGACATCCCGACGTCGGATGTGTCCGCGGCCGAAGTTGAGATCGCGGTCGTGAGCGGTGGTGCTGCGTATCGGTATTCTCAGCTCGAGCTCATCCAGGCTGCTAGACTGATTCGTCCGCTGCCTGCTGAGCGCATGTCGACCGCCATGGAGATGGGCGAGCGGCATCTGAACTCGGTTGCGATGGTCGGAGAAAAGACGACCGTGGCCGGCGCTGCGAAGTACGAGGGCCTGCTGAACTACACCGGCGTGACCACGATCAACAAAGGGACGAGCGGGTTCCACGGAGACTGGGATCTTCCGAGCACGACTGCGGACGAGATCCTTGCCGACGTCAACGCCGCGATCTATGCCTACTGGGCGCAGACCAACTTCGTGGTGCTGCCGAACACATTCGGACTGGCTCCGAAGGCGTTCGCGGCGATCAATGCTCGGTACAACGCTCTCGGCACCAAGCGAATCATCGAGCTCATCCAGGAAGGGAACATGACGACTTCTCGCACTGGCGAGAAGCTGAACATCGTCCCCATCCTTCAGGCCGATGCCGCTGGCGCGAAGTACTCTGGCGGCGCCGCGTGCCCGCGCAACGTCCTCTACCGCAACGACAAGAAGCGAATGGTGATGCACATCCCGATGCCTCATCGGTTCCTTGCTCCGCAGCCCGAGGGCTTGGATATCTTCGTACCCGGCTGGTACCGCTACGCTGGCTTGAACATCCGCTACATCAAGACGGTTGTCTACCAGGACGAGACCGCTTCGTAACGGGTGAACGGTGACGCCCTCTGAGTTCAAGGCTCTTTTCCCCCAGTTCACGTCTGAGACGACGGAGCGGGTGCAGTCGTACATCGACCTCGCCGTTCCGTATTTCAACGTGACCCGGTGGGGAGACTTCTACTCAGAGGGCCTCGCCAATTACGTTGCTCATTCGATCGTGATTGCGAACTTCGAGGCGACGCAGTCGACGAGTCAGACCAACGCGAACGACGTCACCGAGAAGCACGTCGGGCCTGTTGGTATGTCCCGTGACAGCGCCCTCCTGAACCTGCAGGCCAAGTTCCCATTCATGCGCACGACGTACGGCCAACGCTACGCCTATCTCAGGCGCAAGGTTGGTCTCGGAGGGTTCGCGATATGAACGTAGTGGTTCATGGCGGGGATTTGCCAGGCCTGAGACAACTTGCACAGATGCTAGAGGATGCAAACAGGCAAGTGTCAGTCGGGTTCCCGGAGAGCGCCAAGGAAGACGACGGGACATCGGTTGCGATAATCGCCGCTGTCCACGAGTTCGGCAGCCCCGAGAACAACATCCCCGAACGCTCCTTCATCCGCGCTGGAATCCGTCGCGCGAAGCCGAAGCTCGATCAAGTCAACATCATGAACCTTCGCAAGGTGTTGGCTGGGCAGCAAACTATCACCGGTGCGCTCGAGCAACTTGGGGCCGTCGCCTCCGGAGAAGTCAAGCGCGAGATCAACGTCGGGACGTTTGCCCCGAACAAGCCTCTGACCATCGCGCGCAAAGGTTCGTCCAAACCGCTCATCGACACAGGACAGATGCGCCAGAGTATCACCTGGAAAGTCGGACCTCCTCCGGACCAGTCTAGGGTTATCAAATGAAGATCGATGTCTCCGAGCTTCTAGTTGATACCGACCTGGGCGCTTCCACCTTCGTGCGCGCGCGCCCGACGACCACGCTCGGGTATGAGGGCGAGACGTCGACGACGTACGCGCAGACGAACATTCTCGGCATCGTCCAGCCAGCGGCCACCACGGACGCGAACCTCCTGCCCGAAGGCGTGCGCATCGCCGACGTGAATGCGTTCTTTTCGAGCACTGGCCTAAGCGCGGGCGGGCCTTCGCAGATGCCAGATTTGCTCAAGTGGGGAGGCTACACCTACCGCGTGCTGCATGTGCAGAACTTCGAACAGCACGGTATGCAACGAGCTCTCGCCCAACGGATCCACATAGGAGCACTGGCGACCTGATGGCGCGCGCGAGCTACATAGACGCCATCGGCTACTTGGTCCGATACCTCGTGCGCTCGGCTACGGGGATGGCGGCAAACAGCGTGCGGCCTGCGAACCAAACATACCAGACTGGAGTACAAGACGCCGAATTTGCGACGGTGCAGATCATCTCGGACGAGGGCGACGTGTCCAGCGCTATCCGCCGCACGGTGAATGACACCGCGATCGGTTCCACCAAGGTGTCAGAGACGCTTGACGTATATCACGAGTTCACCGCCTCAGTGCAGTTTTTCAGGCATGCTACTCCTCGATGCGATGGCGAGGGGATTTCCGCCTTTGGGATGAGCGCCTTCGATCGGGCAGCTCGCCTGCAATCACTCCTGATGCTGTCAACCAACATGGAACTGATGGAGAAGATGGGCCTCATGTTCCTTGGCGCCTCCGGTGCGCGCAATCTGTCCGCGCTCGTTGACGGAGCCTATTGGGAAGACAGGGGTAGCGTCGACCTATTCTTCGGATGCAACACCAGCGAAACAGTTCTGCTTGAAACCATGGCGACCGCAGAGATTGCGCTTAAAGCGCAGTGGCCAGGCGGACGCGAGGATGACCTAACAATCGAGGTGCCTTCATGAGTCTACCACTGTCCGACATCGTTTCTGTTTCCCTTCAAGTGTCCGCGATGCCGGCGGCGGCTCGCGACTTCGGCACGCTGCTTGTGCTCGGCGATTCTGGCCGCCTGCCTAGCGAGGGGCGCGTTGCCACGTTTTCTGGCATGACGGATATCGCCGACGTGTATTCGTCGACTGACGAAGAGTATGAGGCGGCCACCGCGTACTTCGGGCAATCCCCAAAAGTCAAGTACCTGAAGACGGGCGAGCACTTCGCGACGGGAGCGGCTGGCCACCTGAACTCTGGCGCGTGGGGGAGCGCGGCCGAGATTGCCGCGCTGAATGCTGTCACCTCTGGCGGCATGGACATCACGATCAACTCGACGCTGTGCCAGCTTTCGGCGCTCAACTTCTCCACCGATGACACCGCGGCGAAGGTGGCCACCAGGCTTCAGAATGCTCTGCATGCGCTCGTGGCCAACACCACTGTCACCCACGACGGGACGAAGTTCATTATCACCAGCCCGACGCTAGTTACAGGGACTGTTACCGTCGGTAGCGCCCCAACGGCTGGCGGATCGCCTACGCCAATCCAGACGCTCTTGCACATGACCGCCGCCGAGGGTGCGGTTGTCTGCGTTCCGCTGTCCACAGAGACGATCACTCAGTCGCTCACGCTGTCGTGGAATGCTGACCCAACCTTCTACGGTGTGGCGTTGTCTAGCGACCTTGCAGAGCCGGGCGCCCATGCGCAGAACGTGAAGGATGCTATGGCCTGGTGTGAGTCGATGGGCCTGGCATTCTTCTACACCACTGACCAGAGCGCGTGCCTAAGCTACAACGACACGACGAACCTCGGGTACTACGCCAAGAACCTCGGCTACACGCACTCGTTCGGAATGTACTCTGCGGACTATCCTAACGCCGCCATCGCCGCGTGCGCGAAATACTTCGCCGTCAATTTCAACCAGCCGAACAGCACGATCACCGGCAAGTTCAAGCAGCTCGTCGGCGTCGGGGCAGACGCCCTGACTGAGACGAATCGCCTGCAACTCGAATCGTACAACCTGAACTACTATGCCACGTTCGGGACGTTCACGATGCTGTCTCAAGGTGTCACCGCCTCGGGCAGGTACTTCGACGAGGTCATGGGCCTGGACTGGCTGCAGTCGACGGTCCAGACGAACGTGATGGCGGAGCTAACCAACGCGGTAACGAAGATTCCACAGACAGACGCGGGAGCGGCCAAGCTCGTGAGCGCAATCGTGATGGCGCTCAAGCAAGGCGTGACCAACGGGTTGCTCGCCCCAGGTGTTTGGGTGGGAGATCCAGTCGGTGAGATCGCGACCAACGATTTCTTGGCTGACGGATTCTATGTCTACGCGCAGCCAGTAAGCCAGCAAAGCTCGGTGGCCAGAGCGGCTCGCGAGGCCCCGGCCATCACGGCGATTTGCATCGGTGCGGGTGCCATCCACTCCTGCGCCGTGACTATCACTTTCCAGCGGTAAGGAGCACACCATGAGCGCACGCGCATACAGCATTCTTGAGAATCACGTCCTGATCTCGGCGTCCGGCTATGCCACCTTCGAGATCGACGGATGGGCCGAAGGTGACGACGTCCTCACCGTCAAACGCGCCGCCGACTTGGCCACCCACAAAATCGGTGCCGACGGAAACATGGTGATCTCGCTCAACCCTGACCGGAGCGGCGAGATCACGCTCAAGCTGCAGCAGACTTCGTCTGCCAACAAGAAGCTACTCCAGCTTGCTGGCACCGCGGTAAGCGCGACGACCTGGGTCCCCGTGATGGTTTCGTGGCAGGATAGCTACCGGCAGGACATGGCGGCGGGCAGCCCTGGCTACATCAAATCTTTCCCTGAAGTGAAGCGCGGGCGCGAGTCAACCGAACAGGAATGGACTATAATCGTAGCCAACCTGCAGCTGCTGCTGGGAGACCCGGTCGCGATTGCAGGGACGCCGCAAGCCGTGGCAGCAGCACTAGGAGGGTAACAAGTGGCATCAGCAGTCATCAAAACGATCAATGGTCGCAGGTTTTCTATCGCCAAGCTTCCGGCTACCGACGGGCTCAAGCTACAGATTGCTGTGGCCAAGCTAGTCGGTTCGGAGCTGGCCGACCTCGCCGGCATGGCCAAGCGCCAAGGCTTGTCGGAGGCTGCTATCCTTGGAGAAATCGGCGAGGTGCTCGAAAGAGTCGCCGGCAAGGCAGACGCGGATGCGATCGTCAAGCTCATGCTACTTGCATTCTCCAAGGTGACATGCGAGGGTCGCCCGATTGTGGATATCGATCTGACATTCGGAGACAACGCGATCGAACCGTGGCAGGTCTTCGTCGAGGCACTGAAAGTGAATCTCGGCGATTTTTTAGCCGTCGTCCGCTCGGATGGAAGCCAACAAGAATCCGCCAAGACGTAACCTTTGACCCAGCCCAGCCGGCCAACATCGACTGGGCAATCTGGAGGCCGATCATGCGAAACCCGCCGCTCTGCCAGCTCTGGGAGCTTGAGGACGGCGGTCGCTATACGCTCGATGACTTGGCGAACTTCCACGAGGCCATGGACGTCGAGGACGAAAATGAACGCCGATACCATGCCGCCATGAAGGAGCGAGACAGGTGAAGCTTGACGATCTCTGGATAGCGCTCGGCTTCAAAATCGACGCCAAGAACCTTGAGAAATTCGAGGGTCTTGCGGAGAAGTCGAAGAAGACGATGCTCGGCCTTGGCGCTGCTGTTGCTGGCGCCGTCGGCGGCATCGGGCTCATGGTCGAGAAAGCCGCCGGCGACATGGGCGACGTGCAGAACTTCGCCGAGCAGATGGGGATCAGTGCGCGCGAGGTGGCGGCGCTAGGAAAGGTTGCGGCGGAGAACGACTCGTCTCTGGAGGCGATGAAGAGCGGGCTTCGCTCGCTAACCGTGATGACTGGGCAGGCCGCTGCTGGCGTCGGACGCGGCGCTATGTTCTTCAAGAAGTACCACATCGCTGCGAAGAACGCCGACGGCTCGACGAAAGACGTCAACGAAGTTCTCGGCGATGTCATCGACAAGATGGCCGGCATGGACAGAGTGAAACGCATCGCCCTTGGACAGCGCCTTGGGTTTGACGATGCGACGATCTACCTGATGGGTCAAGGCCGCGAGAACTTCGAGAAGCTGCGTCTCGCAGCACTCAAGAGCAACCCGCTCACCAACGAGAACTACGAGCTAGCAGACAAGACAGACAAGCTCTTTAGGAAGGCATCGTCTTCGGTTGGCCTGCTGAATAAGCGCATTGCCGTCGCGCTCATGCCGACGGTGAACAAAGTCTTGGAGAGGTTTATCAGGTGGACCAAGGAAGACGGCAACGTCCGCCGCCTGACCGATGCGCTGCAGACCGTGGTTAACGTGCTTGAGATCCTCTGGAAGAACCTCGACAAGGTTGCGTATATTGTCGGCGTGATGGCGGCTTACAAGCTCGGCGCTAGACTGATCGAATGGTCTGGAAACGCTATGGCGGCTGCAAAGTCATTAGGGACGCTTGCGTCTGCTGGAGGATTGCTGCGAACGCTGCTCACGGGCGGGCTTATCGCAGCCATCTTTCTTGTGGCTGAGGACTTGTGGACGTTCTACCAAGGTGGCGAATCTGTCACTGGGCTACTGTTGCAGAAGTTCCCATACGCTGTAGAGGTTGTGAAGGGCGTACTTGTGGCGTTAGGCGCATCTCTGGTTGCATTGTCGACAGGCAGTGGTCCACTTGGGTTGCTAGTGCTAGGGATAGGCGGATTAGTAATCGCGGCTCAGTCCATCAGGGACGCATGGAACCCGCTCAAACAGTGGTGGCAAGAGTTGTGGGACGACATGTTCAACTCGGTGGCCAGGTTCTGGAATAGCATACCGCAGCCTATCCGACGAGTGATCGGCGGAATGGCCATCGGTGATTTCAGCGGCGAAGAAATGAGCCTCGATGTTCTGAAAAACGCCGAACGGTCGCGATTGAAGCTGGCTCAATTCGGTGGCGAAGGATTCAAGCCATGGGGTTCCGAAGAGACCGGGGAGCCATCGTGGATGACTAAGCGCTCGCCAAGCGGCGGAGTTACCACTACCACGAACATCACAGGGGTCAACATCAACCTGCCCAACGTTACAGACCCTCGCCAAGCGGCTCGCGAGGTTAACCGAGGGCTCGCCCGTATTGCACACGGAGGCGTCGGTGGCTGAAGCAGCAATCATCGTTCGCCGCTGGATTCTGGCCATCAACGATGACCAGACGGAGAACGCCCTCAAGTTCGATGCGGTGATTCGCGAGGAGCACACAAGCGAACTTGCCGTCACTGACAACCCGGTGGAAACCGGCGTCGTCATCTCTGATCACGCGTACATGCAGCCGCTCAAGCTGAGCATCGAAGGCGCGTTCTCCAATACGCCGGTCTATCAGGAGCACACGAACGGCGGCGTCGGCGTCATTGTCAATGGCGATGGCATCAAGGCCGCAGCCGATAACGGGCAGCCACGCGCCGCGAACGCTTGGGAAATCCTGACTACCTTGCAGAGGTTTGCCGTTCCGTTCGCGGTACAGACTGGGCTCAAACTCTACAAAGACATGGTGATCCTGCGACTGTCGTGCACGCAGGATAAGGAATCGGTGGGAGCGCTGTACTTCTCGGCAGACTTGCGCCAAGTCATGTTCGCAACGTCGCAGACGGTGAGCTATCCTCCGCGGGCGCCGAAACGAGGCCAGCCGAAAAAGAAGGTAGTTGACAAGAAAGCCACGGAGCCGACGCCAGCGCAGACCGAGAAGAAGCGCAAATCCTTGCTACTTCAAAGCGTGCAATCGGCCGGGGTGCTGCAATGAGCCTGATCGTTCCTTTCACATCAGACGATCGCGCCTACGAATTTTCGTGTGCGCTGAACGGCACCGTCTACCGCTTCGACGTGCGCTGGAACGAACGGGCCGGCTTCTGGGCGTTCGATCTATACCTGGACAGCACGGATGCACTGCTCATCGCCGGACGGCCCATACTGCTCGGCGTGGACATCCTGGGGCCATACCGCTACCTAGGCATCGGCGGGTTGTTCGCTGTCGATATGGGCGCGACGATGCAAAACGCAGGGCCGCTGGAAGATGACACGCGCGTGCTTGTTAGCTCGGACGCTGGCGATACCGACTTGGGCGTTCGAGTGCAGGTGTTCTACTACACGCCAGCTGAGCTCGCGGAGGCTGGCCTATGACCATCCCGGCGATGGCTCACTGGGGGCGCATCTGCCGCGTGCGCGTGGGCAAGAAGGGCTCGAAGTTTGATCCGGTGGTTGGGCGCGAGTTCACCGAGGCGCTGCGAATCACATTCGACGTCACTAAGACCATCTATCGGACGCCGAACGTCGTCACGATCAAGCTCTACAACTTGAGCGAGGACCACGAGAACGACATCAAGAAAGAGTATGACGACCTTGAGCTTGACGTCGGGTATGGCACGCAGGCTATGGGGCTCTTCCGCGGAAACATCCAATACCGATATGCCTACCGGGAAGGGAACGATCGCATTGTCGAGATTCAGGCAGGCGACGGTGACAAGGACTTCAAGGATGGGGAGGTCAACTTCACGCTCGGAGCTGGCCACACCGATGGGGACGCCATCCGGAAGCTGCTCGAAAACCTCGGCACCACCGTCCTTGGCTACTGCGCCGGCAAGCACCTCAACGAAAAGCACATCCTCGGCAAGACCTACTCTGGCACCGTCCGCCGGGTCATGGATGTGATCGCTCGAAACAACCAAGCCAATTGGGCGATCCAAGACGGGAAGCTCGTGATGGTGCCAGTCGATAGTACACTGCCAAATGAGGCGATCAAGGTCGATTCTGACACAGGCTTGCTTGGCACACCGCAAATCAACGACAAGGGCATCGCAATGAAGATCCAGCTTGACCCGAGGGTTGTCCCCAACGGCAAACTGTGGCTGGCAAACAATGAGGTCAAAGCAGCTGTTTTCAAGCCGCCGATGCTGCTACGGGAAGAGCAGAAGAAATCGAAGGCGCCAGTGCGCAAGGACCCCGATGGGGTCTACAAGGTGTTCGTGGTCAACCACAAGGGAGATACTCGCGCGAATGACTGGTTCTCCGAGATCAAGTGCGTCGGTCTGTTAGAGAAGATTCCTACTAGCAAAAGCGAAGTCCCTATGCCAGGATTGGATGTGCTCGAATGAGCGACACAACGTTGACAGACCTCGACCGTGACGAAGCAGCGGTTGATGAACAGGCCGCTGCCATTGCCGCGCATATCGAAGAACGCGCAATGGACCTTCACACGTGTCTGCCTGGGCACATCGTGAGCTTCGATTCGTCTACGCAGACGGCGAAGGTGCAGCCAGGGATTCAGCGCATCTTTGCCCAGCAGGGGGCGGTGAACCTCCCAGAGCTTGTTGACGTCCCCGTGTGCTTCCCAGGCGGAGGCGGGTTCGTCCTGACGTTCCCAGTGTCGGCCAACGACGAGTGCATCCTGATTTTCTCCGAGCGAGCCATCGACTATTGGTGGCAAAATGGCGGGGTGCAGCTTCCAGCAGAATATCGCACACACGACCTTTCCGACGCGTTTGCACTCGTCGGAGTGAATAGCAAGCCGCGGGCGCTATCAAGCGTGAGCACGGACAAGGTCCAGCTTCGCGCGCGCGATGGAACGTCAAGCGTGAGCATCGACGGGACCGGGAACATCATTTGCTCATCCAGTCCAGGTGGCACGGTGCAGCTCAATGCTCCACCTGGAGCTACTCAGTTGCTCAATGGCGTGCTCATCGGTGGCGATCCGTGCCCTATCCTTGGAGTCACCCATGGAGCGCTAGGGTGCGGGTGCGCGCGCGTGCTCGCGGGGAAGGTATAGACATGGGGACGCTCATCGCAGGACAGTTGGATTCGAGCGGCGACATGGTCGGTGGGTTCGGCAACGTCGTCGCTTTCAGCGCTTCCACCGCGCAGAAGTTGCGCTGTCGGCTACTTCTAGTCCAGGCGGAGTGGTTTCTAGATCCAGACGTCGGGGTTCCATGGTTCGCGTTGCCAGGCTCGATTGACCCGCCAATCATGGGAGTCAAGGCGGTGGATCTCGGATACGTTGAGCGCACCCTGAAGACGGCGATCCTAGACACCGAAGGGGTTTCGGAGCTTGTCGCTTTCACCATGTCACTGGACCGTAATACGCGCGCCGCTACCGTCGCAGCCACGGTTAAGACCGATGATGGCGACGTCGAAAACATCGAGGTATCCATCCCATGACCACGCTAACGACGGGCGGATTCACCAAGAGCACGCTGGCCGAGCGAATCACTGAGCTTCAGGGTATCTGGCAGAGCGCGCTAGGAGCCACCATAGACGTTGACCCGGAGTCGCGCGACGGCCAGATCATTGGGGCTCTTGCCGAGATGTTCGCGAATCTAGACGATATCGCCGAGGGAGAGTACAATAACCTGTTCATCGACGGAGCCACTGGAGATGCGCTGACAAGGCTTGTGCGTCTTGCTGGAATCTCGCGAAACTCTGGTGCCTACTCGACGGCCACGTGTACGTTCACCGGAACAAACGGGACGGTTATCCCAACTACCGCGCTCATTCGCAGCACCACCGAGACGGACTCGACGATCACGTGGTCGCCCACCGCGACCGTCACGATTGGCGCATCGCCAACCACTGGGACAGTCAGGTGCAGCGCTGAGGGAGACTATCAAGCGCCGGCCGGTACGCTGACCAGGATTCAGACCGTGATCTCAGGGTGGACGGCGGTCACGAATGCCGCCGACGCGACCAGAGGCTACGCCGAGGAGACGGACGAACGACTCCGGGCAAGGTACGCGCGGTCGGTGGCCGCTCCTTCGCAGGCAATCACTGATGGAGTCTACGCCGCGATCGCCAACCTTGACGATGTAGCACAGGCCGTGGTTTGGGAGAATGAACTCGACGATCCGAAGGCGATGCCAGGCGGAACGCTTGCCCCTCATTGCATCTATGCCATCGTCGATGGAGGCGACCAGGACGAGATCGCTGAAGCCATCTGGCTCACGAAGTCCGGCGGATGCTCGATGATGGGCGACGTCGAGCGGACGGTAACCGATGTGCAAGGGCATGAACACACGATCAGGTTCTCTCGCCCAACTGACGTTGACGTCTACATCGAATTGGACATCACAAAGCGAGCAGGTTGGGTAGACGGATCGGAAACCACGATCGCCGCTGCAATCGTCGCAGCCTCTGAACAGCCAGGCGCCGTCCCAATCGGCGGCGACTCTAACAACGAGTTTGCGTGGTCAGATGTGTTGACCTGGATTTCTGCGGCAGGTATCACTGGATACTCGGTCACTGAGGTCCGCATGGGCACAGCCCCAAGCCCTTCAACTCCTTGGCAGAATGTGGCAATTGATTTCGATGCCATTGCGCGCTTCGAAACCGCGCACATTCTGGTGACGGCAACATGAACATCACCACCATAGCCCACGTCACCCAGATGCTTTCGCGTCTGGTATCGCAGTACACGGACAAGACGCACTTCCGGGCGTTTCTCACGGCAATCGCCGCTGTCCCGAATAACCTGGAGACGGTATTCGCAGCCATCGGCGAGGCGATTGACCCGACGACTGCGACGGGAGAACAGCTCGACCTGTGCGGCGGGCTGGTGGGAGCTTCCCGCACGTTGCCAAGCGGAGACACGCTGTCTGACGCCGAGTTCCGAGTTCTCGTGCTGGCCAAGATCGCGCGTAACAAGTGCAAGGGAACGGTGCCCGACATGCACACAGCATTGATGTTCCTGTTTGGCAGCCCGGACGTCCATGTGGTTGACACTGGGTGGATGGCCATGGAAGCGCAAATCGGAAGGCTTCTGACAGACGACGAAAAGAGCGTGCTTTCGATCGCGTCTGGAGACAGTCTCACGCCGGGAGGCATCCTCCCCAAACCGTCTGGTGTAAGGCTTACATTGACAGATCGAGCATCATCTGACTTCTTCTGCTTTTCTACAGTCAGCAATCCAGGAGTGCCGCTCATCACTGGCGGCATGGGTTTCAGCGAGGTTTCAACGCCCACTGGTACGTGGGCAGGAGTGGCAATCACATGAGCAGTTCTCCGCCTTCAAGTAGGGAAATCGTTTGGGGATACTCGGCAGACCCTGGCGATGTCTATGAGCCTTCCGACGGACTGAAGCTTAGCGGATACACAGGAACGCCAGCGCCAGCGTATGAGATTGTGAACTGGCTGCTCAATCGTGTTTTCGGATGGGTTGCGTATCTCAGATCGCGTGGGATCCCAGACTACGATTCTACAGAAACCTACAGCACAGGAGATTTTGCCCAATACTCCGGGAGGCTATACCAGAGGATTGGCGGGTCATCTTCTCAGGGCGTGGCTCCGACAGATACGAACTACTGGGCGATTCGAGACTGTCAATCAGCGGACATTAGTTCGCTTACCACGCTCACGGGTACAGGGTTGACACTCGAAGCGGCGTTGCTCGTGCGACATGGGGCATCGGCAAAGCTGTCATTCTGTGTGACAGGGACGCTCCCGGACGCCAGCGGACAGATAGTGATCGATTCATCTTTGTGGTCACTGTTGCCTGAGGACTTTTTGACCTGGAGCCTACAGTCGTCGGCAGGCAACGACGGGAATTATGCCAACTTTACCAGGATCGCTCATGGATGGGAGTTCACTGTCGGAGGCGTAGGCGGGCTTGGAGACGACTGGGAACTCACGATAGAGGCGACGAAAGCCTAGCGATCGGCAATGAGCGCACGTGGCGACCTGATAGGCGATGCGGTAGCGGACGCGCTAAATAGCCCTCCGCTTGACGTCTCCACTGGCACTCTTGAAGAGCGCAAGCATCGCATTTGGCGGGCTATCTGCAACGCCTTGGCGCTGTCGTTCGACCCTATCTGGATCGACCTATACGTCAACCCTACGGAGGTTGCATGCTACTCGACTGGGACGACTCCGTGGCCGACGAAGACCATCGCTTGGCAGCTTGAAATCTGGGAGAGCGACCAAGAAATCCCCGTTGCGATTTGGTGCAAGAACGGGACAGGGGTATACGACTGGTCTCTCATCTGGCCGGTAACAGGCATCGGCTCGCCACCCACTTCGGACACCGGCTCTTCTCTGTACACCGCGCTTGTTCCGGACCCGCTGAACCGTGGCGAGGTGGTATGTGTGTTTGGGCTTGAGGGATGTGGTGGCTATCTGCCATTCGTGGGATGGACCGAGATTATCCCAGGGGTGATGCAAAGAGACGCCACTGGCCCACTCACATACGCCTGGTTCGACGGTGTCGACCCTGACACCCACAATGCATCTGGGACGTCGTCATTCCTGAACTCGCTGGTCATTCTTCCGCCATCGTCCGAGTTGGGAACGGCCGACAAGAAGGCGCACGGCGTGTGGAGGGTGAAGGACGTCGGTGGACACTATGAGGGAGCTGTTTACGTAGCCACTCACGCAAGGCTAGAGCGCGATCTGAACTACAACACGGACGGTGATTTTGTCCAGTACATGACGTTCCTGGTTGCGCGAGGTAGTAACTTCGGTGGGCAATACGCGACACTTCAGGATGCCACCGTTGACCTGGGGACAACCGAACAGAACTGGACTTTCTCTGGAACTCATTCGTGGGCTGATTCGTACGAGCTCTTGTCTGCCGCCGAGCTTGTGACGAGAGGAGCGTCGACAACGGCCACAGACATGAGCGCCACTGCAACCAATGAGACGGTTGCAATGTCTCCGGTGTTCTCCACTCCGCTTGGTTCTCCTGCGATCGCAGTGTTCCCTGCTGGGAAGAACGACTTCCACTTGCAAGACGTTATCCTTTCAGGAGATGCTGGAGATGGAGTCAACACGATTAGGGTCTCTCTCTACGCATGGGACCGCGTCGAAGCGTTGGGGACGCTTCTGTGCCAAGCAACGACCGAGCCGATCGACTGGAGTTCTCTGTATAGCCAATCGTCGAGGGATCTGGTGTGCCAAGGGACTCTAGATGAAGACTACGCATTCCCGCCAGACTACGGGCTACAACTCATTTTCGAATTCATCACGACGTCGACAACCCCAGTGTCCGTGAGCTTCACTTACAACAGTTCGCTGCGCGGGACGCACGTCGTGACCACGTTCGACGTCCCAGGGTTCGGGACGACGGACCACCGACTCCTGACGAACAAGAATGACAGGGTTGGAGGAGTCGGGCAGCACGAAGATACGACGGTTGACCTGTCTGGCTTTGATGGATTCACTGGAAACCTTACAGGAGTCTCCACTCTAGATGGCGCCATGACGGTTCTCGATGGCCTGCCAACCGTGGGGCGTCCTCCGTACGCCTCCGGGACATTCGCCGGTGGTGTCATCACAATCCCAGACCGAGCATGGACTAGCGAGGTGACGCTCTCTCCCGGCGATACGGTTTCTGGAATCGCGACATCCGGGTGGCAGAATGGCGACCGAGTGACCCTCATCGTCTATGGCGCGCAGCTTGGAGAAGAGGGCCAAATCATCTTGCAGCACAACGGCTCTCCAGGGGCTGGAGCGTCTCCGCTGCTGAACAACAGCCTCGCAATGATGGGCGAAGAGTACAATGATATCAATTTGATGACCAGGGCCGTGGTGGAGTATGTGTACCTAACAAGCCTTGGTGCTTGGCAACTTTGTGGAGTATCAGCGTAATGAAGATCCGAGTTAGCAAGTGGCATTTCTGGTTGGCAACGATGGCTGTCCTGTTCGCATCTTCGTACGCGGCAGGCGCGTTCTATGGGTACGCTAACCTCGATTCGGATCACCTGATCCTAGCTGCCCAGAACCGCGGGCACGCAGTCGAACTCAACGGCAGCGCATGCTCCATCCCTGGTAGCGGTACTGGCACATGCACATTCACTGCATCGACGGTTACACCCGACCCGCATGGGTGGCCTCTGGATTCGTCTGGGAATCGGCTGGTGACGGTGGCCTATTCTCCTTCCACTCGGAAGATCACGATCACTGCCACGGCCGGCGGATCATTCGACGTCTGGGTACGCGGGACGAAGTATACCGTCTCGTCTCCGTACGAGAGCGCCGCTCACACAGCCACCGAAGGGGCGTGGTTTTTCTACCATGCTGGCGGCGGTGGCTGGACGTGGTCGCAGACATTCTGGAACCTGCACACCTACGCACCGACCGCTTATGTCTATTGGTCCAGCGTAGGGGGCACAGGGGCAGGATACACTGAGCTGCACGGGTGGGATCGCGACATCGGGTGGCATGTGCAGCAGCACCTCGCCGTCGGTACGATGCTGATTTCCGGCGGTTCTCTAGGGGACTACTCTCTCGACACCGACACAGACGCTGCTATCCAGTATTCCATCAGCGAGGCAGTGATAGTCGACGAGGACAACCTGTACACCGCTACGTCGAAATCCGACGGCCCTGGCTACACAATTTGGAGACGTTCAGGGATTTCTGGATATTGGACCTGGACGACTGGGACCTCCCTTCCGTTCCTGTATGGAACATATCCGCAACGGAATTACGACGCAGGCGGTGGAACTGGGTGGACGACGGCGGACTTGTCAGGGCTGGCAGGAGGTCAATACCTCACGAGCTACGTGGTGGTTACCCCAGCTCTCGATTCGAGCAACCAGCGATTCATCGTGATCCCAGGGCAGACAGCATACACAACCCAGGCGGCAGCGCTTGCTGAGACTCCAACTGGATTATCGCTTGGGACACTGCCATTCGCAGAGTTCACCGCGGTAGCCCAACTCGTATTCCACGCTAGGAACGATTTCGGGGGCTCTGCCAAGGCCAAGCTCGTCGCGGTTACGAGGCTTACCGGACCGAGAGGTTCTTTCACCTCGACGGCTGCGCCGGCCAACTACGTCGGGAAGGTGGCGGCTGCCAACGGAGACGGAATCGACTACCTCTATCAGAAAATGTCAGCCGACACAGGTCAAGGGCTCTACCTGTCCCTGGAAGGTGCGCCGCCAAGTCAGACCGTGCAGATTCACAACACCGTAGGACAGATCATTGCTGGAAGCAACGTGACGATTACTACAGGCACAGGGACATCGACCGCGACTGTGACCAGCATTTCGACCACTCAAACTGGCACTATTTCAGCATCTGGTGGAACTAGCGCGGACGAAAAGGTGGCGGCTGCCAACGGAGACGGTGCGGACTACCTGAATCAGAAGATCGAGGCTGGCCAGGGTCTATACGTATCGACGACCGGGTCTCCTCCGACTCAGAAGGTCCGGGTGTCTCCCGTCGTCGCCAACCTGCAGTCGGTCGATTACCTGCTCGGTTTTAGCGGGTCAACCATGTCTAGCTTCACCCTGGCGTCGCCTGGGGTGTGGGAACACACTAGCGCAATCGCGCTCACTGGGAGTTCTTACGTAGAGAGCGGTATCACCGTTTCCGCTGGCGATCGCGTGCTGGTTGCGCAGCCAGGAACAAAAGGGAACCCTCTTCGAAGGTGCCAGGCCTCCACTAACGGGCAGGTCAACAATGGCATCTTCGAGGTGATTGAACCAGGCGAGGCTGGGGTTACAAAGCCGAAAATCTCTCGCACCGGAGATGCGTCAGCGGAGACCGATTTCATTGACGGGATGGAGGCCCTCGTCCGTTTTGGGGCACTATACGGAGGCGCACGTGCTCGCTACAAGGACTTCGGGAGTTGGACGATCGATACCGATCGGATTTGCTTCGACCTTTATGGCGGGAACGGAGACGTGATAATCGACGAAACAGGGCTGTCTCTATCTGACTACACGACGAACGATGCGACCGTTAGCGCTCACGGGTTCTTGCCGAAGCTGTCAGGAAGCGTTTCGGACGTGCTGAGAGGTGATGGCACGTATGGATCTGCCACGGTGGCCGAAGCCATCCCGTACACGCTCGCGTATGAAATCGACTTCACTGCCCAAGCGTCGCAGTCATGGTCTGGTAGCGATGGGACGGCAACGATCGACGGGAAGACGTGGTGGATCGGAAACAGGTCAGCTGCCGGCACATTCAACCTCGGCACGAGTAGTAGGGGGCTCTACATCAAGGCGAGCTCTACCAATTCTAACCACTCTGGCACGACGATGACTTGCCCGTATGCCATGGTCCCTCTTGCCAACCTGAACAGCAATCTCAAAGCGCACTTGGTGAGCGACATCATGGTTTTGCTCCAGATGGGCTATGTCACTACTCCAAACGCGAACTACGATCGCTTTGAGGCTGGCATTGCGTACGTAACGTACGGCAACGGCGTTGTTCCGAATGCTGCAATTCAAACAAGCGGAGTCCGTGTGTCTCAGATGTCGCAGTACAATACCAGCTATTACAATTACGGTCAGCACGTCGGGGTCATGCACAACCCAGGTAGCGATGTCTACACCAGCACGCTAGGTTGTTCCGCTGGGAGCACCTGCACGGCTGCTCAGAACCTCGCACTGTATGGCAACCTAGACGTATACGCCTTCAGGATTACCAACCTATGGTTTGTGGATATCTTGTGGGGATCATACGGGACGTCGTGGCCAGCATTCACAGACCTTACAAGCGGAGGCAACTACGTCGCGCCGGCGGCATCGTCCGGGTCTGCATACAGACTGCCAGCCGTTTGGGTTGCTGTGTGCAGCCAAAACACGAACGCCAACGCTGACGTCAACGTGACCAAGATGGCGGTGTACAGGACTGGGCCAACTCAATAGTCAACCAGCAGCGCGATACTATACCGGTAAGTTCGCGAGGCTTTGAAACAACAGAAGTCCGGCGATGGGAGCAACAGGAACATGGGAATGAATGCGAGTCAACAGGAAGATTACGGGCAACTCGGTCAGCCGTCCGGGAACGATCTGCAAGATGCGATCACAGCGTATAACGCTGCGAAAGCCGCCATGATGACCGCGCAGACCGCTGCAGCAAGCGCTGGTGCAGTGCTTGAAACGAAGATTGCAGCCTTCGCGGCGAAGCACGCCGAGTTCAAGGGTGACTTTGCGATCCCACCTGAATTTTCCTGGCCTACGTAGCATGGTAGGCTGACCTAGGACCGCGCCCCTTTCGAGGCGCGGCTTCACTGTTTGAGAGACGGATGGCAGGTAGATAGGAGTAGGGTCATGCTCGGAACATACGAGACTGTAAAAGTTGTTTTCGGCGGAGACATGAGCTCTGATAGGGTGTCGCAGCCAATCCTTGTTGATGGAGGGACTATCGCTAGCGTTCAGATAGCATGGCCATCCACAGATTCTCCTGTTGGCGCGTTTTCCATTGAGGTTTCAAACCACGGAGACGCAAGTGGTACATGGGACGAATACTCGGTAGACATCCCTTGGTCCGCTCAGCCAGCTGGGTCGGCCGGCACACTGACGCTCGACAACATCGAGACCGCGACTAAGTATCTGCGGATACGATACGACGCAACCAGCGGGGGTACGGGAGCGGTCTTCTACGATGGAAGCAGCGACCATGGGAAACTTCCAATCGTCGTGATCAAGGATTGACGTCATGAGAATCTGCATGAAACCAGTCCGCCCAGGGCACGACGATCTGATAGGACCTCTGGAGACTGTCCCTACAGGATCGTCCCAATGGGAACGGGATGTTGTCGGCGACACGGACTACTATGCGAACTGGCTTCGTCGTGGCCAGGTCAAGCCGGATATGTTCCAGTCGACTCTTGAAATCAGCCACCAAGTCAAGCCTTCCACGGCTATCGATGACATCAATTTCCACTATCTGTTGAGTGAAGTCCCGACGGCTGGGCACGCGTTTTACATCGACTATTCCTATTGCCTCATACCGATTGGAGCGACGGTCCCTGCGAAATCGTCATGGGTCACTGGAGCGCATCATGTGACCTTCGATGGCACAGAGTTTGCCAACACATACTATTACACTTCATTCGTTACCGATATCCCTGTCCCGGTTAGCAATACTTACTCGTCGCTGCTTCTGATCTGCGCCTCTCGTAGAGGTAGCGGGCTTGACACTTACACCGGGAACGTGGCGGTAATCCACCTTGGGGCACATGCAAAACATACGCAATTTGGCAGCGTGCATGTAAACTCTGACTAGTGCCGTGAAAACTCCATGCCTCATAGCCCTCGCCGCAACCCTTTCTGGCTGCGCGACGTCCGCTCCAGGGATGGAATTCGTCACGCCGAAGGCCATCAGGATGCCTCAGCCTGAAGACTGGCGAGCGGTCAGGATTGCCGACGTTGAGCACGTCATCAAGCTCAACTGCGAGCCCGGCGAAGGCAGCGACGTCGAGGCGGAACGGCTCGGCATCCACGTGTATCGACTCTGCATCAGACCACGTACCGATCGTGGTCTACTTGGCAGCGTGGTGGAGTACTTCAGCGGCCCGACGGACGAACAGCTTGTGGCGCTTGACTGGTTGGCGCAGGCTGTTGCATCGCACGATGGCCCTGGCGTTGTAGCCTGGCACTGCACGCACGGATGCGACCGAACGGGACTGTTCGCGAGCAT